GGGGACTTCACACCACGCTTTTTCTCTAGATGCAGGGGCTGAGAGTATTAAACTCCTCATTATAGTTAACCCTAAAAGTCGATAAATCTATCTACTCAGTCTCATCCTTGAAAGGCAAACTGCTTATCCTACTAAGTGGATAGAGCACAGTCAACGTAGGGGGGGGAAGGCCAGTGGAGTTTGACAAGAGGACTTATTTCCTCGGCCAGCTATGTAGCAAGGGGCATAAATTCGGCGAAGCGAACCAATCCCTCAGGTATGTCAGTACAGGGAGGTGTGTGCGATGTGAACTTTTAAGGGCACGGCAGACTTATGACGATCAGATGATTCTGATGAAGCGCGATCCAGAGATGTATGACGAGTACCGTCGAAGAAAAAACGAGAACAGCAGACGGCATTACGAGGCGCGAAAGAACGACCCAAAGTTCCATGTGGGCACCCTCAGCCAGAAGAACCAAAGGCGGCGGAGTGCTCAAAAGGGGAATCACCACTACAAGCCATCACCGCCAGAGCTGGAAGAGCGCTGGAAGGCGTTTGGGCACGCCTGCGCATATTGTGGAGCCGATAGTCACTTGACTATTGATCATGTAAACCCTGTAGTCAAGGCGGGGCCACATGTATTGGGTAATATTGTCCCAAGTTGCAAAGCATGCAATAGCTCAAAGCAACATCGAAACGTATGGGATTGGTATAGAGAGCAGAGCTTTTTTAATAAGAGGCGGTGGAAAAGAATAAAGCGTTTGTGTTCAATACAGGGGAACCAATTGCAGATCTGTTGATATGAGTAGTGTTACCTGAGGCGAAGGGACAAGTTGCTAGTTACCTTTGCACAATTTGCGACGATTAAGGGAGTCACCAAAGGAGCGGTGACTGCCGCAATCCGAACAGATCGGATTGGCAAGGCGGTAGTAGAGCAAGACGGGAAGAAGTTCCTAGACAAAGAAATGGCGCTGGAACTGTGGGATAAAAACACAAGGCCTACTCATAATTCAAAAATTTCTGGAAGTTTGAAAGTTATTGAACTACCAGTCCAAGAAGATGTTGAGCATATACCGGACCTAAATGAGTCGAGGGCAAAAAGGGAGCACTATCTTGCCGAGCTGGCAAAGCTCCAGGTAGAGGAACAAAAAGGGTTACTAGTACCAGCGGATGAGGTCAAAAAGAAGGCCTATGGAATGGGCCGTATCGTTCGAGACGCGCTAATGACATTGGCTGATCGGATCTGCCATGAGGTAGCAGCAGAAGCTGATCCAATTACTGTCAGAGAGATATTGGAAAGGGAGCATAGGAACGTGCTTAAAGAATTGGCGGCAAGAGATGACTGACGTATACACGAAAGGATTCAATGCAGGGTTATTGCCTGACGAAGACCTAACCGTAGATGAGTGGGCAGATAAATATCGAATGTTGTCAGCGAAGGCCTCTAGCTTGCCAGGTAAATGGAAAACGGACACTACGCCATATTTGCGCGAGCCAATGAGGGTACTTACCGACCCTCGGATTCAAAGGATTGTACTGATGTGTGGCGCACAGTTAGGGAAGTCAGAACTGATAGCGAACCATCTGGGATGGCAGATCGATATTTCAGGCGGACCATGCATGATCATCCAACCAACGGTGGAGCTTGCTAAACGCTTCAGCAAGCAGCGCATTACACCATTGCTTGAAGAAACACCCAGGTTGAGGGAGAAAGTACCTGCTGCGAGGTCAAGAGACTCTTCGCGGACAATGTTCAGCGTGGAATACCCTAATGGGCTATTCATACTTTGCGGAGCGAACAGTGGGAGCAATCTCAGATCGATGCCCTGCCGGTTTGTTCTGGCAGACGAACTAGACGCCTACCCATTGGCTGTAGGAGCTGGGAGTGGAGATTCAGAAGGTGATCCACTGTCACTAGCAGAAAAGCGAACAAGTACGTTCGGGAGCAAGAGAAAGATAGTGATGACTAGTACACCTACGGTAAAAGATTTTTCACGAATTGAGAAGGAGTTCCTTCTTAGCGACCAAAGGAGATATTACTTGCCGTGTCCAAAATGCGGGGCAATGCAATATTTGAAATGGTCTCAGATGCGCTGGGATGGCGACGACCCAAAGACAGCACGATATGAGTGTGAAGCGTGTGGAGAAACGTTTACTGATTCGCATAAGACAAAGATGTTGAGAGCAGGCGAATGGCGTGCGACAGCTCCTGGGGATGGCAAAACAGCTGGCTTTCAACTGAGCACGCTGTATGCGCCGGCAGGTTGGATTACATGGGAAGACTTGGTTGATGAATTCATCAAGTCCAGAGAAGATCAAACACTGCTGCGCGTATTTGTAAACACGAGACTGGGGGAAACATACGCGGACGACTACGCATCAAAAGTCAATGCAGAAGGGCTGCTAAAGCGTTGCGAGCCATACACGCCAGGAAAGCTACCCAATGGAGCCTTAGTTGTGACGATGGGGGTAGACGTACAAGGAGGAGGAGGAACGACAGGAGACAGGCTTGTGGTGTCGACGTGGGCGTGGGGCAAGCAGAACCCTGCAGACAAAGGTCCAGAGGAAGGCTGGCTGATCGACCACCAGGAGCTAATGGGAGACCCACAGCGACCAGAGGTGTGGCGCCAACTAGACGCTTTGATTACGAAGGAGTGGGAACATCAGAACGGCACATCTCAACGCGCAGATGTTGTAGCAATTGACTCTGGCGGCTGGGCAACCCATGAGACGTACCAGTTCGCGAGAGAAAGGGCAGGGCTTGGGGTAATAGCAGTGAAGGGGTCGTCACAGAAAGGTAAGCCGCCAATAGGTAAGCCATCACGAGTAGACATTGCTTTTAAGAATAAACGCCTCAAAAGAGCAGGGCTCGTGCATATTGTTGGTACTGATACACTCAAAGACACGATATTTGGGCGCCTGAAAAACAATGAGGAGGGGCCAGGAACACTGCATTTCCATGGCCAGACAGGGGAAAAGTACTTTGAGGAGTTAACGGCTGAAAAGCAGGCAATCAGATTTGTCAGGGGATTTGTAGTGCGTGAATATGTAAAGAAGCCGGGAGCAAGAAACGAAGCGTTGGATTGCTTGGTGTACAGCAGAGCAGGACTAGAGCTAATGCTTAGCAAGTACGATAAGAAGACATTTTGGGAGCAAATGGCGCACAGACTGGAAAAACTTGGGAAAAAGAGTACGGAGATGAAAGTAAAATCAAGAAAAGCCCAGAAACCGGGCTTTGTCACTAATTGGTGAAACTTGTGAAAATCCCGAGTGAAATCAGGCAGGGCGATACGATTAAATTTCGAGATAGCGCAACGCAGGACAGCCTAGGCAACACGATAGACAGCAGCTCATGGACGCTGAAATACGCGATACGAACAAATAACGCCGGATCCGGGGTAGAGGTTACAGCCAGTCAATATGGAACTGACTGGGAAACGACGATATCGAGCGGGACGACAGCAATAATGACGGATGGGATCTGGTATTGGCAGGCTACTGCGACAAAAGGAACTGAGACCATAACGCTAGGATCGGGACAGACAAAAGTTCTGCCAAACCTACACTTCACGGGAACAGCCGCAGCATATGACGGGCGGAGCCAAGCAGAAAGAGACCTTGCAGATGTAGAGGCAGCCATTAGGGCAATTGCCCAAGGAGGAGCAAGCAAAGAGTACCGAATTGGTGGCCGCCAGCTCAAGCGATATGACATGGGCGAATTGCTTGTATTAAAGGCACAGCTAAAAGCAGAGATCGTAAGAGAGAAGAAGCAAGAAACAATTAGAAATGGGCTGGGCAATCCGCACAACCTCTTCATCCGATTTGGGAAGTAATGGGACTCCGAACACGAATTCTGACTGCTCTTGGCCTCAAGAGGATTGAGGAGGAGAAAAAGGCACAGCCACGCAAAATGCGTCGTGCATACGCGGGCGCTGTAATCAATCGATTAAGTGCCGACTGGATCAGTCAATCCACATCAGCTGACGCTGAAATCAAAAACAGCCTTAGCCGTCTAAGAGACAGGAGCAGGCAGCTTGTACGGGACAACCCGCACGCAGCGAACGCGGTCCGAGTGATCCGACTAAATGTGGTCGGCGCAGGGATGCGGTTACAAGCGCAAGTAATGAACGCCCGCGGCAGCAAGCGTGCGAACACGATCAACACAATGATCGAGAAGTCATGGGACCATTGGTGTCGACTTGGTAATTGCGAAGTTTCCGGCCGACTTAGCTTCCACGATCTTGAATATCTAATCGCAGGAGCGGTGCCCACTAGTGGGGAGATATTCTTCCGAATCCATCGAAAGGCAGTTGGCAAAAGCAAAGTCAAGCTAAGCCTTGAGCCAATCGAAGGTGACCAAATCGATGAAAACTATAGCGGGCAAGTTCTTGGAGTAGAAAACGAATGGCGTATGGGGATTGAAACGTCACCGGAAGGGCGCCCAATTCGATATGCAATGTTCAACCGTCACCCTGGGGATCAGTGGGTAACGGGGAACAAGGTACATGCAACGAAGAGACACCTGCTAGTACCTGCGGAAGATGTTATTCACCTCACAGGCCCGATAGAACGCCCATTGCAAAGCCGCGGGGTACCTTGGTTTGCTTCGGTAATGGCCGACCTGCATCAGTTAAGTGGTTACGACGAGGCGGCGACGATTCGTGCACGTTCTGCGGCAAGCCTTATGGGCTTCGTAACTAGCGACGCCGGGGAGATCTCGGAATATGACGATGTAGAGGGAGAGCAGCGGATTACATCATTCGAGCCTGGGAAGTTCCATTATTTAAATAGTGGAGAAGGGATAACGGTGCCAGATCTAGGCAGTCCCGATCAACAGTACGAGATGTTCACCAGGGCAAAAACACGAAGGTTTGCGGCTGGCATGGGCATCAGCTATCAGAGCTGCTCAAAGGATTTTTCGGAGACTAATTATTCAAGCGCCCGGCTGAGCCTACTTGAAGACAGAGACCATTACAAGAAGATGCAGCAATACATGATTGAGCATTTCCATATGCGCGTATTCAGGGAATGGTTAGACCTGGCAGTTCTAGGAGGTGAAGTAAAGCTAGCTGATTACGAGATACGGCCTGAAAGGTATGACACGCCAGTATTCATGTGTAGAGGGTACGCATGGGTAGACCCACTGAAGGAAGCCAATGCATATGCATTGATGGAGGACCGTGGATATATGACAAAAGCACAAATATGCTCACAGATAGGAACAGACCTTGAGGACAATTTCCAGCAGATTTCACGGGAAAAGAAATTAGCCCAAGAACTAGGGTTGAATCTTGCGAGCGAAGTAGAGGAAACAGAAGAACAAGAGGAACAATAATACTTATATTTAGCCTAGGCCAATCGTGAGTCGCCATGTCTACCGAACAAGAGGTTAATGCAGAAAAACTACCTGCTGAGGATGGAGCTGTTGAAGTCTCCACTGCTGAGGAACATTTGGAAGAGCGGAAGGAGGAAGAGCGTAAAGTCCTCATGCGGATGGATACCACAGCCTTCCGCTCAGTCGATGAAAACTCTTTTGAATTCCCTTTTAGCTCGGAGACGCCAGTCAAGAGATACTTTGGCAACGAAGTTCTTAGCCATCGTCAAGAAGATGTTGACCTTTCTCGACTGAACGATGGGGCGCCTCTTCTGTTCAATCACGATCCAGACAAACCGATTGGCGTAGTGGAGCGTGCATGGGTAGACGACAAGAAGAAACGTGGCTATGCACAAGTCCGTTTTTCCTCTAATCCGTTCGCTCAAGAAGTAAGGCGCGACGTAAAAGATGGAATCCTAAGAGGAATTAGCGTCGGCTACATGATTAATAACATGGAAGAGCGAGGCGACAACGTCGTAGCGACTAATTGGTCACCCTACGAACTTACTGTTGCTGTCATTCCGAGTGACAATACGATTGGTTTCGGCCGATCACTTGTAGCTGAAGAAGCGGCACCTGCCGCATCACCTGATCAACAACCTGAACCGGTAGAAATGGAAAACACCCCTGATCTGGAGGTGATTCGGTCGGAAGCCGTCGAGGCAGAACGCTCCCGTATCGCTTCTATCTCCGCAATGGGCGAGAAGTTCGGCATGCCCGACCTCACCCGTGAACTTGTTGACGGAGGTCGTTCCGTTGACGAAGCCCGTGAGGCAATCATGTCCAAACTCGAAACCCGTAACGAAGTCGTGGAGCAACCCATCACAGCTCAACAAGCCCCAGTCGTCCTTAATCACCAAGAGGACGTTCGCAAATACTCATTTGTGCGGGCACTGAACGCACTAGCAAATCCATCTGACCGTAGCGCTCAAGAGGCTGCATCCTTTGAGCGTGAAGTCAGTGACGCGACATCTAAGCGATACGGGCGTTCCCCGTCTGGTTTCCTTGTACCCAACGAGGTACTTAATCGTGATCTGACTGTTGGTACTAACGCTGACGGTGGATTCTTGGTTGAGACAGAACTGGACAGCGGATCCTTTATTGATAAGCTGCGCAATAAGAGCGCGATCATGGGACAAGGTGGAGCAACGCTGCTCCAGGGCCTGGAAGGGATGATTGCCATTCCCAAGATGGTCGGGACCAGTACGGCCTACTGGGTCGGCGAAGGCAGCTCCCCCACGGAGTCTCAGCAGTCCTTCGAGCAGATCAATATGGCGCCAAAAACCATTGGCGCATTTGTCGACTACTCGCGGCGTCTTCTGCTCCAATCCTCGATTGGTGTCGAGAACATGATCCGCAACGATCTGGCTCGCGTGATCGCCCTGGAAATTGATCGTGCAGCGATCTATGGAACTGGCAGCTCAAACCAGCCCAAGGGCATTAAGAACACCACTGGAGTCGGCTCAGTCACGATTGCCGGTGGTGCGGGCACGTATGGGACATTCGCCGAGTACATACTTGCGGAAACGAATGTTGCAGCGGCAAACGCAGAGGTTGGCGCGATGAAGTACATCATCAACGCAAATGCCAGGGGCGCGTTGAAGTCGACCGAGAAAGCGACAAATACTGGCATGTTCGTCTACGACGACAATCGGATCAATGGCTACGAAGCGCTCGTATCCAACCAGTTGGGCAACTCGGACGTAATTTTCGGCGCCATCGACCAACTCATGGTTGGCATGTGGTCTGGCCTGGATCTCGCCACGGATCCATACACGGGTGCAACTGCTGGTAACACGCGAATCATTGCGCTCCAGGACATGGACTTTGCGGTCCGATATCCCGAAGCGTTCTGCGTCATGAGCGTCTGATTATGAAGCTCAAGTTCATTAAGGAGGTGTTTGTTGGGGGCCAAAAGGTCTCCACAGGCGCTGTCCTGGATCTTGCCACCGGGGAGGCCAATCTCCTCCTCGGCATGGGCAAGGCTGAACTCGCCATCGAGTTCGATATTGATGGGGAGGAAGACTTCCCTTCATGCCCGCCTCAGCTGCCGCCAAAGCCTCCTGCGCGAAAGAAGGCTCCACCTAAGGCGGAGTAGCGAGCTAGAACAATGCCCCGGCAAAAGCTGGGGCGCTTTCTATTAGAGAAATGGCTTTTGCTGAACCGCTAGACGTATTTTTTGGAGAGTTCGGAGTCACCTGCACGGCTGGATCTACAAGCGGGAAGGGGCTTCTCGATATGCCTGCAGACATAATCGCAGATGGCGCGGTAGTGACGACTGACTACGCCCTAACAGCGAAGTGGTCTGACTTTGGGACGCTTACTTATGGAGACGGAATGGTAGTTGACGGCATTGGCTACCAAGTGAGAGAGGTAATGCGCCTAGACGACGGCAAGTTTGTACAGATTGGCTTGCAACGTCTACCGTTCGATGAAACGGTCCCAGGGGTCACACCGCGTAACTACAACATTGGTGATCTGCAGGATGTAACGATCAGAAATCCCGAAAGCGGCGATTTCTTAACTTATGATGGAGATAAGTGGGTCGACTCGGAAGGAGACGACGGCACCAACGTTATTGGTGGTGGAGGTGCCTGATGGGTGTAGTAATTGCGATCAGAAACGCTACGGCATCGGAGTGGCAAGCATCGAACCCAGTCTTAAAGCAGGGGGAGATTGGGTATATCAGCGACAGTCAAGCATTGAAGATCGGGGATGGCACAACAAGCTTTAATAGCTTGCCATATGTAGTAGAAGGGAATGAGGTACGCGCAGAGACAGATAGTAAAATAGATGAGAGCGTTGTGTACTATGACCAAACCGCTGGGATATTCAAAGCGGACAACACATGGTCTACAACGACATTAACCGATGGCGGCAACTTCTGAGGAGCTAGGTTCACATGGCTAATACACTCCGAATTAAGAGGCGTGCTGCAGGTAATACTGGAAGCCCAAGTTCGCTCGAGAATGCGGAACTTGCTTTTAATGAAGTTGATGACACTTTGTATTACGGGAAAGGTTCTGGAGGGGCAGGAGGTAGTGCCACTACCGTAGAAGCAATTGGTGGCTCAGGTGCATTCGTCACGATCACCACTAACCAAACCTCGATCTCTGGCGATAAAACGTTCACTGGTGCTGTAAACGTAGGTGCTGCCACAGCAACCACTGCTGCAACGTCGGATGATTCGACGAAAATTGCCACAACGGCGTATGTACAGGCCCAGGGCTACTTAGAAGCCAATACAGCGATCACAGGGGCAACTAAGGCCAAAATCACGTATGACGCCGATGGACTCGTAACAGCTGGGGCGGATCTGACCGCTGGCGACATTCCGAGCCTGAGCAGCAGCAAGATCTCGGATTTTGATACATCGGTTCGCCTCAGCAGGCTGGACCAGATGGCTGCTCCGACCGGTTCCGTGTCGATGAACAGCCAGAAGATCACAAATCTGGCCACACCCGTTTCAGATAGCGACGCCTGCACCAAGGGCTACACAGACAGCGTTGTTAATGGCCTAGACATTAAAGCGTCCTGCCGCGTTGCAACAACTGCGAACATCGCACTGTCGGGTGGGAGCGTGCCGACAAGCATTGATGGCGTAACGCTAAGCACAACTAACGCAGACCGCGTTCTAGTTAAGGACCAGACAGATGCTTCCTATAACGGGATATACAGATACATATCGGTCGAGGGTTCACCCGTTTTTCATAGAACAGCAGATGCTAATGCTGATGCTGAAGTTACCGCTGGGATGTTTACCTTCATTGAAGAAGGAACGGATAATGCGGACAAAGGTTTTGTCTTAACAACCAATGATGATATCACGGTTGGGACCACTGATTTAACCTTTACACAGTTCTCAAAAGCAGGTGATATCACTGCTGGGAACGGAATGTCCCAGGCTGGAACTGCCTTCAATGTAGGTGCCGGTACGGGTATTGCAGTAAATGGAAGCCAAGTACTTGTTGCAGCTCCGCTGAGCTATATCGCAAGCCTTACCGCTGCCAGTGGCAAGCTTGCATACTTCGATTCAGCAACTAGTGCAGCATTGACGACCCTGACTGCATTCGGTCGCAGCCTGCTTGATGATGCAGACGCAGCCGCAGGACGCACCACCTTGGGCCTGGGAAGTATGGCGACACAGGCACATACGTCCGTGAATATTGATGGGGGCACGATAGACGGAGTCACTCTCGATGGAGGAACGTTCTAGACCTACTTAAGCTTGTAATAGGTCCGGCTAGATAGCCACAGGTATAGGACAGCCAGATGGCAAACACTTTTAAACTGAAGCGTTCTAGCGTTCAGAACAGAGTTCCCACAACAAGTGATCTCGATCTCGGGGAGCTAGCTTGGAATTCGTATGACGGCAAGCTCTACGGAAAGAAAGACGATGGCACAGCAGCTGTTGTCGAGATCGGAGCAAGCAGCGGTGGAATCGCCTCGGTTGTCGCAGACACCACCCCACAACTTGGTGGAGACTTTGATCTAAACAGCAACGACATCACCGGAACTGGTAATATCGATATCACTGGGACCATTGGCGTCACATCGGCTGATGCCGGGTCAGCCCATGCTCCCTACATTGATCTATACCGGAACAGTGCATCGCCTGCACCAGATGATTTGTTAGGCAAAATTCGGTTTTATGGTGAAAACGATGCCAATGAAAAGACAGAGTATGCATACATTTCGAGCAGAATATCGGACGAAACTGATGGCACAGAAGACGGCAAATTAGAATTTTATGTACTGCAAAATGGCAATCTTTCAAAAAGACTTGAATTCGCGGGTAATGGAAGCACTAAATTCGTAGGCAGAGATGTCCATTTCAATACCAATGTTGAAATAACTTTTGAAGGTACTGCTGCTAATCCCAATGAAACTAAGATTACTGTTGTTAACCCTACCCAAGACAATACAATTACTATCCCCGATTCCACGGGTACGGTTCTGTTAAATGTTGTAGAGGATACAACCCCACAACTAGGCGGTAATTTAGATCTAAACAGCAACGACATCACCGGAACGGGTGGGATCGATATCACTGGAACCATTAGCGTCACATCAACTGATGCAGGAAATAGTGCAAATCCTAGTATTGATCTTTATCGGAACAGTGAATCACCTGCCACAAATGATACTATAGGTTCCATTCGTTTTTATGGTGAAAATGATGCCGATGAAAAAATATTGTATGGTCAGATCAATGGCAGAATAAATGATGAAACTGACGGAACAGAAGACGGTAGGATAGATTTTTATGTAGCAGAAAATGGAACCCAGTGGTCTGGTAGATTGGTTTTAACAGGTAATTCAAGTACTAAATTTGTTAATAAAAACGTTCTTCTCGGTCAAAGTGTTAATTTAGTTTTTGAAGGTGCATCTGATAATACTAATGAAACCACTCTTACTGTTGTTGATCCCACCCAAGACAATACCATCACACTACCTGATGCCACGGGTACGGTTCTTTTAAATGTTGTAGAGGATACAACCCCACAACTAGGTGGTAATTTAGACCTAAACAGCAACGACATCACCGGAACGGGCGGGATCGATATCACTGGAAATCTCACTGTTCGATCAACTGACGCCGGATCGGGTGTCGGCCCTGAGATCACTCTCTACAGGAACTCTGCATCACCTGCTGTTGATGATTGGCTAGGGAGGATTCGGTTCTACGGTGAAGACAGTAACAGTGGTTCATTGCAGTATGCCAGTATTTATGCCCAAATAAATGATGAAACCAGTGGAACACAAGACGGTGAACTGTTTTTCGCTGTAAGGAGCAACGGCGTAAGCAGCACTAGGCTGCAGTTCAATGGTGCCGGCAGTACGTGTTTTTACCACAAAAACGTTTACTTAGCTGACGGTGTCAACTTACGATTTGAAGGTGCTACTGATAATAGCTTTGAAACCGAATTAACGGTTGTTGATCCTACCCAGGACAATACAATTACGCTGCCTGATTCCACGGGCACGGTTGTAATAAACTCCAGTGGCTCTGTCACTATTGAGGGCGACGGATCATCTAACCAGGGAAAATGTATTTTAAATTGTGAAAATAACTCTCACAACGTAACTCTACAAGCACCAGCTCACGCAAACTTCAGCTCCAGTTGGAGCATGACTCTTCCAGGCAGTGCAGGCACTAACGGTCAACTGCTAACCACGAATGGCTCAGGCGTATGTAGTTGGACCACGGTGAGTGGGGGCAGTGCCGGTGGGGCCTCCGCCATCACGATGAATGACAGCGTCAATATTAATTTTGGAACCGGTGCAGATTTTGAAATGCACTGCGATGGGTCAGGAAGCATGCATATGGACATGAACAGTAGTGGCGCTGATAACTTGTTGATTCGAGACGGCACCACGACACGCTTCACTTTCGCAAGGGCTACAGGAAATCTGACTGCAACTGGCAACGTAACCGCATATTCCGATATCAACTTAAAGAAAGAAATCAAGCCTATTAAAAATGCTCTAGATAAAGTTTGTAAGATTAACGGCGTTACCTTTCAGCGAGCTGATCTGGAAACGCAATCCCGATTTGCAGGTGTTATCGCTCAAGAGGTTGAACAGGTCCTGCCCGAGGTCGTAAGCACAGATGAGCAGGGTTTCAAATCTGTTGCATATGGGAACCTCGTCGGACTACTTGTCGAGGCTATTAAGGAACAACAAGCCGAGATCGATGAATTAAAAGCTCACGTCTACGATCAAGGCAAATAAAAGATGACTACCCAATTTACCTGGAAATACTATGCATACGGCGCAAACATCGGAACGCTTAGTGTTTATTGGCGCGAGTCTAATGGCACCTTAAATCTACTGAGATCTGTTTCAGGTCAACAACACACGAATAGCTCCAGCACTTGGCTTTCATACACAGAAAACCTAGCCTCATACGCCGGAACCACAGGCAGGATTGTTCTTAAATATACAGGGATGTCGTACTGGAGAGCTGATATTCAGCTAGACGATATGGAGCTCAAGGGGACAACTGGAGGAGACCTAGATTTTGATCCCCATACCACAAGACTACAGGGTGGTTCATCAAACCCTCATTGGATTAAAAACTCGTCGAACAATAGCTCGTCATTGCCATCTTTTTCATCTGGTTGGACGGCTTGTACAACAACGACAAGCACATCTGGGCGTTGGAACTACGACCGGGGCGGGACACCATCAAGTGCAACTGGTGGCACAAGAGATTCGGATGGTTCCACCACTGGGTATTATCTCTACGCAGAATCAAGCAGTCCTAATTACGGGTCCGGCAAATATCTTTGGGCAGCAATGGCTCAGGATTACACGCTGTCAGGCTCCACATCCACAACGATTGGGACAGTAACAATTAGTGGGCCGACGAGTGCTCAAACCGGTACGTCTAGTGCATATACCGCTGCAATTGGAGGCAACGCCTCTAGCCCGGTCTACACATGGGCTCTCGGCAGTTTTTCGGCAGGAACGATTTCGTCTAGTGGGAACACAGCAACCGTTAATTGGTCGACAGCTGGCAGTCAGAGTGTCATTTGTGTGGTCAGCGACAGTGCGGCAACTGACTCGCCTGTTACGGCCACAAAGTCGGTAACGGTAACGGCACCAGCAACGATTGGGAGCGTGACAATTAGTGGACCCGCAACTGCAAATGTAGGTGCATCATATGGTCCCTACACATATACAGCTGCCATCGGAGGCACCTCCTCGAGCCCGGTCTATACCTGGAGTATCCCTTCGGGAGGAACACTAGTTTCGTCTAGTGGAAATACAGGCAATTTTAGTTTCACAAGCGCTGGCAGTCGAACAGTGCAAGTGGTCGTAAGTGATAGCTCGGCAAGCGACTCGCCCGTTACTCAAACAAAGAGTGTGAGTGTGAGTGTCGGTACGCTGTATCTCGGCACCCCAACAGTTACAGGCAATGCCGGCCCAGTCATATCCACTCAAGAAACGTACACGGTAGGCAATATTACAGACGCCGCAGTACTGACTGACGAGACCTACTCATGGTCAATTACAGGTACAGGCGGGACATCAGGCGGCTCTGCCTTGCAATCATCTGGGGCAATCTCAATCAACGATCTCGCAACCGAGTTCGGGGGTTCAGCTCCGCACGCATTGAATGAGTACTTTAAAGGTGGGACGCTCGTACCGAACATCAGTATTAATAGCGGTGTGCCTACGAGTGGAGTAATTTCGCTCGACGATTTCTATGGTGCTGCAGCAGCGGCGCCGATCTCCTTTACTGGTCAAGGAACAACATCAATCACCCTGACCTGGCCGAGTTCTACGGGGACTTACTCAGTTGGCTGCGTTGTGACTAGTGCCACGGCGACTGATAGTCCAAAGACTGCGACATTGGCAATCAGTACTGTTGCTTCCACGAACATCATCACATCGCCGACCCTCGGTTCACGTATAACTGGTGGTTGGACTAGTGTGGGTGATGGCGTGGGCGAGCTAAATCTAGATAGGGCATCATTTATCGTCGGGAAGGTGTATGACGTAACTATCACCACCGGCTCTGCGTCATGGCATAGTTCCGCGAGCAATTTCCGAGATTCAACACCCCATGGCATGGGGATCAGCGACAATCACAACAATATTGCGAATGGGCCTAATCAGAGCCGGGACAAAAGAATAGTGCTTAGGGGTGACACAAATTACTATTCGTCATTCGTAACAGCTACTGGTGTATCAGATTACTATGGCGTTGAACTACACGCCTGGGTAATCCCAGGCCAGTCAAGCTCGGCCGGATATATCTACCGTAACTTCTACGATACCTCCAGCTACAATACGAGATCAGGAAACAATCCCACAGTCACTGCATATAGCGGCTCGCAAACCTACACTTCAACTCCTCACGAGCTCGGTACAACAATCGCCGTAACGATTAATCGAGCTGCTGGAGGCTGGTCCACGAATTACGTAGGCCAAGCGCTGAACTTTACAGCTGCGACGAGTGGCTGGGTTTTACTAAATGCCATCTTCAGAAAAGGCACCGGCAACTGGACGGCATCACAAGACTATTTCTACTTCAAAGTCATCGAGATACAGTCCAATGGCAACACCGATGTGGAAATGATTCACAGTATTCTCAACAGCCCTAGCAACAGCACCTCCCAATACGTTGCATCTCAATGGGTGCATTTTGACTCAGGCAATGACTATAGGGTTTATGCATATTTCTCAAATGGATATAACACCGCAAGTAGTACTTGGGGACCGCATTATATCGACATTAGATCTGGGAATGCCTCAACAGGACCGTTGTGGCACACCTACACTTGCCAAGTGATTGTCTCGTAACATGAAACTTCACAATCATATACCCACCTATGATTTTGGTGTACTCGACCTGCATCAACTTTTTGTTCGTGAAGCATTCGATCGCTACAACAATGAACTTGAATTATTGAAAGAGTGTATCGACGACGGCGTTTCGTATTGCCTCGGCGGTGAAGTAAGTGACGACTTTGGCACTATTGGCGACATAGAAGATGACATCGTAACGCCTCAGTCTTTCACTCTTGATGAAGCGCTAGATAGATTGTTGACGCTTCAAATGAACTTTCATTCAAATGAGGGTTACATAGCATTTCGCGAGAAACGCGAACCCAATAAGCTCGCTCCTTTTCGTCAACAAACAACAGTTGGTGTATTAGTGACTCGGCTAGCGATTGACATGAATAAAGCTGGCTTCGTAGGCCTACATGTTGATACTGAAGAGCAAGGGGACTACTTGGACGAGTACTATCCTGATGCGTTGGACTCAGGTTTTATTCGACAGAATGAAGAATATCCTCAAAGTCAACTCTTCTTCTATAAATCACCAAGCGATTTACACCTAGCCAAAAACACAATTGCTTTAGGTGAGAAAGAATTTCGAGTCTGCGGTGCAGGGCTTAAGCAAAAAATCTCGCCTGATCAATACCAGAGCACTGATCTTGCCTACATTCACGGCGGTCTGCTTGTGAACACGATGATAATCGGCCACCTGGATCAAATCGCCGAGCCCCCGCCCAGTCTTGTAAGAGCATTGATGGAAGCTGCTGAATCATAGGGGAGACAAAGGATATAGATATAATCAAGAGGACAAGATGACAGACAAATGGCCTACTTGATTGTTGTCGTCTTGGTGATGACTGCTGTGATTTTCGCAGCAAACAATATGACCCCGCCAAAAAGCTGAATATGGCGACCAAAAGAGAAAGTATTCTTCAGGCCGTGATGAATGCGCTGACGGGGACAACTGGCGTCGGAACAAGAATTTACAGGAATAGAAGCGAGCCTCTCGCCAGGAATGAGACACCCGCGTTAATGGTGACTAGCGAGTTAGACACACCAGAGGAACATGTCCTGGGCATCCATACACGGGAGCTAGATTTCACTCTGAGTGTGTTTGTACGAGGCAATAGTCCAGAGTCACTAGCAGACCCAGTGGTCGAGTCAATGCATAGCAAGATCATGGCGGATACCACGCTTGGCGGACTGGCGTTAGATCTAAATGCTGGGCCAACAAAGTTTGATTTTATTGAAGCAGACATGCCCGCAGGAATAGTGTCAAGCCGATATACGATCACCTACAGAACCCAAGTTAATAGTCTGTCGGCGTGATAGTTAACATTAAAGAGTACACGGGAGGGTATACCCTGATGACTTCCAACCAGGAGTCTAAGCCGTGGGCATATGACGAATACTGGGGCGTTTCTGGTCAGTACATTTATGACCCAGAGAGCGGCCGTCGTCACCCCGTCCATGAAACACCTATTGAGGTAACAGACAATGGCACTGCTGGGTCGGAAGAAGATCCTGTTGGCGAAGATTGAACCTACTTATGCAGCTACAGTAACCCCTACGGGTTCAGATGCACTCCTCGTCCGCAGCCTAGAAGTCACTCCGTTTGAGAGTGATAGCGTTTCACGCGATTTGGTTCGTCCGTATTTCGGCACGTCAGATGTATTGCTGGCGAATAAGCGTGTGCGGTGTACATTCTCTGTTGAACTTGCCGGATCAGGCACGGCAGGCACTGCTCCTCAATATGGGGACGTACTTCGTGCCTGTGGAATGACGCAAACCATCGTCGCCTCAACGTCGGTGACATACGATCCCATCTCGTCATTCACTGGAAATGACTCTGTGACGTTGGTTTACAACGTGGATGGTGTACAGCACAAAGTGAAGGGGGCTAGGGGCACATTCACTCTTTCCTGCTCTAACAATGAGATTCCAACCATCGATTTTGAGATGACTGGGATTTACGTTGATCCAACCGATACGGCACAAAGTGGCTACACAGTTGCCTACTCAAATCAGGAGCAGCCAGAACTATTCCAACAGGGGAACACAAGTTCATTCCAATTCCATAGCTTCGCAGGTCGTCTAAGCAGCCTGTCAATGGCACTTTCTAACGAAGTGACTTATCGACAGCTGATTGGCGATGCGACAGGTGAGGTGATGATCCTTGATCGCGCACCTGCTGGTGATGTGGTCATCGAGGCACCCGTCTTGTCAGACAAAGACTACTTTGCAATCGCAAAAGATGCGGGTACAGGTAATCTGACATTCCAGCACGGCCAAACTGCTGGCAATATCGTCACGATGACTGCAGCACGCTGCAGCCTGGGGGCTCCAAGCTATAGCGAGGATAACTCAGTCCAGATGCTGAATATGCCATACCAGGCGACACCGACATCTGGAAATGATGATTTTGATTTGGTGTACACCTGATCAATAGAATAATAGAGAATCTAGGTTCTCTATGACGTTCATCCGCAAAAAGTCCAGCACATATAAGTGGCCAGTCAAGGTCAGCTATCCAGTTGACGAAGGCCGGTTTGAAGTAGACACGTTTGATGCGGTCTTTAAGCGGATTGGACGTTCAGAATTCCAACGCCTCGCTGACTCAGGTGACACTGAGTTGATCGAGGCTGTTTTGGTTGGTTGGGAAAAAGTTGCTGATGAAGCAGGCAAGGAGCTGCCATTTAATTCGCGTGAGCTTCGGGCACTAATTGAGGATCCTTGCTTTACGCGAGGGGTGATCCGGGCTTATTTGAACAGCCTTGACGATGAAAAAAAGCAAACCTAGAGGGCGCCGCTAAGTATTGGGCCCGTGGTGGTTCTGCGGCCCAGAAAAGCTTAGAAGGCGACGCGGCAGTGTTTAATGTCGTAATCTCTAGCAGCGAAAAGGAATACGAAGTCTTAGATGATAACTGGGACATTGTCATAATGTTTCTACGAATGCAAACCCAGTGGTTAGTCGAAATGGGCGCATACGTTGGATTGAATTATCAATCCTTAGAATGGCTGTGCCGTTTATACTCAATTAAGGGGGAGAATGCCCGTTCTGTATTTGAAGGAATACAGACAATGGAGGCAGCTGCTCTTGGCATTATGAACTCTTCGGAGTAAACAAGGTGGCAAAAAGAGAAGTAAAAGTTGATATAAGGGCCGAGGTTCTTGGCCAGGAGAAAGTAGCGAGCCTAAGCAAGGCACTAGGCGCATTAAAAAATAGTGTTGTACCAGCGCAGAAAAGCCTTGACGACTTAAGGGCCGCCGCGTCAAGGATGGCTGCCAACAGCAAGGCAACTACAGCTGAACTCCGTGGATCGTTAGCAGTACTAGAGAATGTAAGGGATCACGTAGCAAGAGGTAGCAAGGAATATACAGAGCTAGGGCGTGTAATTAGTGATGTCACAAAAAGGCTTAAGCCTCAGTCTGATTCGCTAAGTCGAGCGACGGAGAGGACCAGGGCGCACACTAAGGCTGTACGAGACCTAACAATAGCCCAGAAAAACGCAGCAGCTGCTAGCGCAGCAGCAGTTGATTTCCAAGCCCGATTTAGCTCTTATCTGCACGGAGGGAGAGGGCAGCTGGCCCGAAGGCAAATGATGATGGCAAACCAGGGGACACCTGGCGGAGCTGACTTCATGAGGGCAGCCGGGATTTACCCTCAAGGCGCACGAACATCTGGTGAGCTGAATCGCACACTGGCGTTGCCAGCTGCTGGTGAAAGTTCGTACAAAGGGGCTTATAGAAAAGGACAAACAACCTTCAACATCCCAAACGAGCGCGGCGGGAGGGAGTATCGAAGGGCAGGACAGACCTACTACGGATACACAGGTGGGCGATCACTGGCCGGGAGAGAATATAATCTTGCAGTACAGGGACTGAAAAGTGAAGAGGTAGCGGCTCGTACAGCAAGTGGGCAGGGGCCAGCATCACCCTGGCCGCGGAAGACAGTGACGCCAGGAGAGGTTGATCTTACGGGTTACAAGAACCAGTTGAATGAATCAAGACAAGCAGTACAAGGTTTTGCAAGAGAACAAAGGAAGGCCGCCGCATCTAACGCGCAGATGCAGATCACTGCTGATGATGTAGTCAAGGAGATAAATCAACTAGGAAAGAGTAGTAAACAGACTGTTGACTCAATTAGCTTCCAAAGGAATGAGCTTGAAAAAATTAGTCGCACATTAGATGTAAACAGCAAGGCTTACAAAAAAACAAGAAGGCAGATCGAGTTATATGACAAGACTCTGGAAAAGGGTACGCGGAGCAGGGGGCAGAGGGGACAGCAAATAAGCTCTGTAGTGGGAACAGCTCTGGCTGCCGGCGTGTTCGGCGGCGCTGAAGGCTTCCTAGGGGGCGCCATTGGAGGCGGACTAGAGCTTGCTGGGATCATGGGACCTGGGGCCGCCATCACTGGTGCAGCAGTCGGCGCAACACTTGGGCAGGCCAGGAAGGTTATTGCAGAAACGGCGACACTATCTGCTGAGGTCTCAAGACTAGAGCTCGCTCTTCGAGATCTAACGACAACCGGGGTGTCAGCAGAGGAAGGGCAGATATCATTTAGCAACGCACTTGACACTGTAAGGAAGGCAGCGGTTGAGGCGAATGCGCCTATTGTTCAGGCAACAAAGAGCTACACACGGCTACTTGCTGCTGTCAAAGGGGCTGGTGGAGCTGATGAAGTTGGTGCGTTGGCATTCGAGTCAATCAATGCTGCTGTGAAAGCAACAGGCGGCACCGCTGAAGATGCCGCTGGAGCACTATTGGCTGCCAGCCAAGTCTTCTCGAAAGGGCGCGTCAGCGCAGAAGAACTTCAAGGCCAAACCGCTGAAAGGATTTCAGGCGCAGTTACTTTGTTTGCCGAAGCAAACTATGGGGGAGATCTTCAAGAGCTACAAAAGAATCTCAGATTGGGAACGGTAGGGCTGAATGAGTATGTACGTTTTCTTCAGCTGCTTGACGAGAAGTTCACCGGGACAGCCTACAAGATGGCGGCTTCCACAGAGGAGGCGGGCGCGAGAATGACAGCAGCGATGGAATCTGCCAAGGTTGCGATTGGTAGATCTATTGGGCCAATAGGTGCCGAGCTGCAAGATTTAAACACAAACGCCATCGTGAAAACGACCGATGCGCTGCAGGCCTTGGGGCTCATAGAAGACACTGTGTTTGGCAGTGATTTAGAGCGCAGGATCTTCAACACAAAAAATGAAGTAATAGCACTAAACAAGGAACTCGATCAGTTGACAAAGCCAGAAAGGGCTAAGTCACAGGAAAGAGTTAATAATGTGCTCTTGGACTTTATATCGGGAACTAATGTGAAGGCCGCGAGGATGGCAGTCCAAACATATAGGGACCTAGCGGAGTTAAGATCTGGAGGCTTAGGTGGAAAGGTTGACAAGCTCATAGAAGGCTCAAAGATCGAAGATGGGGATGACGCACTAGAGACCTACAAGCAGAGGATGGCGGCACTCAAGGGCTTGAGAGGGGCTCTGAGCTCAGTAGAGGCCGCGGTTGCTGAGGACAATAATTACACAGCTAAGAAGGCGAAAGGTAATATTGACAAGCTGAGTGCGGCAATTGCGAGACTGAAAGAGGAAACGAAGGTTATGACTGCAGCGAATAGGGAGCTCATGCTGATGTTCCCTGGCGCTGAGCGTGAAAAAGATCTCGTAGGCGATTCGGACGTTAAAGCGAAAAAGGCAGCAGAACAAGTCGCTGACGTACAAAAGATGGCGGAGGAATCACTTAAAAACATTAGGAAAAGCACAGAACGTGAAATTGCAAACATCAGAAAGTCTGAATTTAGAGCGATAGAAAGACTTGAGGAAGGCTTAAAAGAGAAAATCATCCAAGGCGAAAGGGCTCTTCAGGAGTTGCGTTTGAGGGGCGTAAGAGCTAGAGAAGATTCAGAGATTCGCCTGCGTGAGCTTCAAGACCCGGAGGGATCTAATTATGCACTTGAGCGTGAGGTGCTACAACTTAAGCGTCAGTTTGAGGATGAACGGAAACAGATCGAGCAGCAATTTAATGACGAGGAGAGGGTACTCGCCAAGGAGCTTGCAAATATCGCGAAGAACACACAAATGCAAATAATGGAGGCGAACGCTAACCAAGTTGAACGGGAGAGTGAAGCAAGGCAGAAGTCGGCTGAGAAGATAAGAAAAATCCTAAAAGAAGGTGTTATTGAAAGAAACCAACTTGAAGAGGCTTTTTATGAAAAATATCTGGGCAGAGCGAACAGGGAGTGGTTTAACAAGATAAGAGAAGGCAAAGGCAAAAGCCCGATACCAGAACCCACCGTACGTTCTGGTGGGGGATTGGTTTATGGAGGAACTGCTTCGCAAGAAGATATAGACAAGATGAGAGAATATGACCAGAAGAGGCTGAAGGGCGAAAAGATCATTGAGAATCTTCTGGGCGGGCTCCCTAAAGATGTTGGGGATGAAATCGCTATTTCTGTGGCGAGGCCTGTAAGCGAATTAATTACAGCAATCGCTCCAGGTCCCAATGCGAATGCGCGACAAGCTCAAAGGGCAACCCGGTTGGAAGCCTTAGATAAAGAAAGGATGCTAGCGCTAGCAAGACTTTTGACAGAGGCGATGTCTCGTGGAGATGTATTAAGGGGAGCAGTCGAGGATAGTGATAGGAGCTTAAGACGTTATCGACAGGTAGATACATTGCAGGGCGCCCGCCAACGCCGAGAGGAGGGATTCAAATTTGATCTTGGTGAGCAGAAGACTGAGGCAACTTCTAGTGCAAATGAAGACAAGACGTTATTGCTTAAGGAGGCAGCGCTAATTCAAACTACAGAAAAGAGGAAGGAAGTAGAAGAAGCAATAAACAGACTTCACGACGAGAGGCTTATGAAAATTGACAACAACTATAATACAACATTAAAAATGAATGCAGAACTTGAAAATACTAAGTTCGCTCAAGAAGAGATAAATCGACTCAACGAACGAAATGCCGAACTGGCTAACGGCATCGCAAATGCTATTGGCAACGGCATGGGCCAGGCGATGGATGCACTGATTGAAGGAACGGACAATTGGGGTGAAAGTTTGCGCGAAATTGGGGCAACGGTCCTAAAAGACATCGCCAAGCAAATCATGCAGATCATGGTGATCAAGCCGTTGGTGGAATCAATGTCTGGCGGATTGGGGAGTTTGTTTGGAGTACCTAAAGGCAGCGCAATGGGCAATGCATTTGCAGGTAACAAGATTGTTCCTTACGCAAAAGGTGGCATCGTTAATTCGCCAACGTTCTTCCGCTACAAAAATGGCGGCATCCTTGAAAGCGGCGTAGCTGGTGAAGCAGGCCCTGAGGGGATCCTGCCACTTAAAAGAGGTAAAGGAGGGCGACTAGGGGTTGAGACTTCCGGCAGTGGACCGACCGTGATTAACGTGAATGTTGATGCCACTGGAAGCAAGGTCAGTGGTGATGATCCAAAAGCGAACCAGCTTGGTAGGTTTATCGCGAAGGCAGTAAACCAAGAAATTATCAAGCAGAAAAGAGCAGGGGGCCTCCTCGCATGACTTGGCCAAATACGCCAGACGAAACAAGACATCGAGACCAGCATCATGCTTACTTTGATTTTGATGTCCTGCCTGATTACAACGTTGGCAAAACCAGCAAGCCAGTTGTCAAGAAAGTGCAGTTCCAGAACCCCGGAGCTGAACAGCGGCTTAGGTTTGGCCTGAATAATGACCTTAAGCGTTACAACCTGACATTTGGCAGCAGGTCAGATAATGAGGCGGACTATATCGAAGGGTTCCTGTCAGATCGCAATGGAGTAACAGCATTTACATGGAGAGAACCAAACACACCGTTCAGTACTGCTGACTTAGCCTCAGGTACATTTGTATACAAGAAATTTGTATGTGACGAATGGAACAGGACATTCTCCTCATATAACAACAATACCGTTACAGCCGTATTTAGGGAGGTGAAAGAGTAATGATTGTAATCCCACCTGGCGGTACTTCCAACTCGGCTTGGGAAGGAGATACATATTCCCCATGCAACAGGTACTTTAGTCCAGTACCACTGGCGGCAAGACGATTCCCCAAGTATGGATATGGCGAGCTAAAAAGTATTCCACCTGCTGATAGCTGGAACAACACCGGCAACTACATTGGCAGCACTTGGACTGGCCAGATCGTAGAGATAACATCACCAGACTACGAAACCCTGGGATTTAACGTAGAGAATATTACAGGAAGTGCTCAATTATCAAGCTACAAGGTAGAAGGCGAGAAGGTTTATTTCGGGCCACAGGCTGGCCCAAACTCTGACTCTCTCCATGTGTATACGGGCAACAACAGCTCAGAAGCGACGAAGGTATATCGATACAGGAGCGAAGGGACAGACTTACCTTTTAAGTTTCTGTGGTTGAGGATAGAGACACGAACAAGGCAAGAAGCGATAGGGCCAGACTGTGTCAGAGAGGTATTTATTGTTGACGAAGACCTGACAGGGCAAACATATGAAGAAGACGGAGAAACGATCAGTTGTAGTGACCAAGACCACATTACTTATTACTATTTCCTAATTGGCTCTAGCCCCAATTTTGAAGAGGCTGCGGATATCTCATTGCCTTATGGGATGCCAAGTAGCTTTACCGACAAATTCCCAGTGATCGGAGTCGCTCAGGGTGATAACTCATCAAGACCGAACGAAAAGACGATGGTCGTCACGAATCCTGGCAACTACATGCTGGAGCATAACAGGACACAAAACACATGGGTGTGGCACGTCAACAACGAACCAACACTAGATCGTGATTACACATACCGAAAAGCTCTGCACATCTGGGGCGCACAATATAACTGGCGACAAGTAGGGCCACCACAGAACTTTCTCCCAGCGCTTTCTGATAACGCAAATTGCATCCTCTACAATAATTTCACTCTTGGCCTTGGCTCCACAGCCTTCATGTATGGAGGTTCAAACTACCAAGGCACTGGATCGCTGAGCACTTGGGCGGCTGGAACCAATGTTGCAGCTGGTTCAAAGATTAAGACGAACACCATTGATTCAAGACTCGGCCTAGTGTTTGTTTGTAAACGGTCGGGCTACACCGGGGCAACGGAACCTGCCTGGCCAACTATTGCCTACAGGGAAGACAACGGAATCCCTTTAGAAGGATTTGTAGAAGAAACGCCGGCCGATTCGCAGGGACGAAGTCACTATGAAATGCCATTTGATGGGATATTTGACGTTGGCGATAAAATCAAAATAAATTACTACACCATTGCCGCTTCTGATAGCTTTGAAGTCACAGTAGCTAGTAGTAGGACAGGATTTCCAGATATCGCTGCCGACTTGGTCGCAGCCGCTAATGCTGGAGGCCACACTAGCAAGTTTCAGACAGGGTTTACATATATCGGGGGATTCAATCCAACAGTCTCCGGCATAACGCTTACAGCAATCGACGGCAATACATATTCAGTCTCAGTTGAGGTAACAACAGCAAATAGCGGAACCGTAGAACTCAAGAGAGGGGCGTTGTGGGCGGCAGAAAGTGCGGTATTTGAGGCTTTAGTCGATTCATCGCCTAGCGCGATCATTGAACTCTATGAGTTGACATTAGTAGAAGACATCCATGGAAGCAATCAAGCATTTTACTTTTACCCAGGGCAGACAAATGATGACAGGCCAATCATGTGGCGGGGTGTTTCGTATGTGCCTCTACCTGTAAAGGCTGAAGGTTTTGAGTACACAAATACACAACTACCACGCCCTAGCGTAACAATTAATAATTTAGATGGGGCCATTACGGCATTAATGAATGCTTCCCGCCTGACGACACCAAATAACGACTTAAACGGCGCAAAGTTTATACGACGACGGACAATGGCCGAGTTCCTGGATGCGGCTACTTGGCCAGCAGGACAGGCCCCCAGTTGGAACTCACCATCACCTGACACGGAATTCCCAATGGAGTCATATGTAATAGACAGAAAAGCAGCAGAGACACGAGATTATGTTCAGTTTGAGCTATCTGCCAAACTCGATCTCCATGGGATCCGAAGCCCCAAGAGACAGTGCGTTCCAAACATATGCCAGTGGACCTATCGATCGGGGGAATGCTCGTACAGTGGCGCACCATGTGCTGACGAAGACGATCAACTGATCACTAGCATCCCGGGCAATCAGCTGGCTAATAATTATTACAACGCCAAGGCAGCACTCGCAACATCCAAGCAACAACTTGTTCAATTAAGAGATATCGTACAAGAGAAGGTTGACCTTATGAATGCTGCTGAGGCGACGACATGGGCACTTGCAAGTAGTTCGTTTATTGATAATGATACATATGTGATAGAGGATGAGTACGAAGAGCTAACAGCTTATGAAGCAGGTAACATGGTAAGCCTAAGCCAGATCTACAGGAAAGGAGATTTAGTAGAGGAGACAGTGGAGGGACAAGATGATGACGGATTTTACAAGCCAGGGGAGAAGAAGTACAAGTTAGATAAGTATCAAGCGGTCGGAAGTATTCAGGCTGCTAATAATTACAATCAAGCGCAAGCTGCCTATGACGCTCATATCACGCAATCATGGCAGCCAGCGGTAGCAGCTCGTGATGCAGCATTGCAAGCCTGGCAAGCCTCAGCCACCTATGCTGCAGACGTAAAAACAAGTGGAGACAAATGCGGAAAGCTATTGTCTAGCTGCAAGTTGCGTTTTAAGGATTCAGATGGAAACGTATTAATTGGGCCTCAAGATCGTGTAGGTGAACTACCATTTGGCTCTTATCCTGGGGTAGGCACATTCCTCGTTTAATGACCTGGGAAGACGACGCAATTGTTCATGCATTAGAAGAAGCCCCCAGAGAAAGCTGCGGGTTAGTTGTAGTAATTAGCGGTCGATTGCAGTACTTCCCATGTGAAAACATGTCTGACGACGAGGAAGAGTTCACGCTGAATCCAGAGCATTGGGCCAGGTGTGAAGACGAAGGTGAGATTAGATATGTTGTCCATTCACATCCAACAACAGGGCCTGAACTAAGTATCGCCGATAAAGTATGCTGCGAGAAAGGAGATCTTGAATGGAGAGTGGTTAACCCGTTCAAAAAGAGCTGGGCATCTTACAAGCCGTGCGGGTATTCCGCGCCATTGATAGGCAGGCAGTGGGTATGGAATGTTACGGACTGTTGGACTTTGGTGAGGGATTGGTTCGGAGAGCAGGGTATCAAGCTTAGAGATTGGGAGAGAACCACAACACCAGAGGAATTTGAGCGCAGGCCATACTTTGACGACTGCTGGAAAGAGACAGGTTTTTATGAATTAGAAGAGGACGAACAGCTGCAAAAGGGTGACTGTCTATTGATGGGATTGACAGGGGTGAAGCCAGATCATATGGCAGTGTATTTAGGCAATGGAGATATTTTGCACCATTTACGTGCAAGACTTAGCAGTAGAGATGTGTACAGTGGATATTTACAGAAGCGAACGATACGCAGAATTAGACATTACGATATAGATAAGTCCGCTAGTAGGAAATGCTGAAGGAGATAAGGCTTTATGGTTATTTAAAACGGCTGTGCGGGCAAAGGTCTTTTTATGCTTCTGTAAGTACAGCCGCGGAGGCTGTTCGTTTCTTGCTGAGTAACTTCCCTCAACTGGAGGGGAGGTTTAACACTGGGTGGTTCACAGTCGTTGCAGGGGATAGAGCGACAGAGGAAGAAGGGCTGCACCATCCAACAGCAGCTGATGTATTCAAAATCATTCCTGTTCAGACAGGGCATGGGGGTGACGTTGGCGACTTCTTCGGCTCCGTAGGATCAATCATCGCCGGAGTAGTGCTCGTTGCAGCAGCAGTGTTCCTGGGACCCCTTGGATTTGCTGCAGCAGGTCTCCAATCAGCGTTCTTTGGGGGGACAGTAGCTGGGATGATCGGCTCCATTGGAGCCTCATTAGTCCTGGGTGGTGTCGCGCAATTAGTCAGTCCGGTTCCATCTATAGGTTCATCGGGGTCATCATTGGCCGGATTGCCGGCCTCTGGCACTGCAGGTGGATACAATTCAACTCGAGGGACTGAGCTTGATCCAGACGAAGAAAGTTATAACTTCTCAGGCTTAAACAATACATCTAAAGCTGGAGTTCCAATTCCTGTTGTATTAGGGGAAATGGTAGTGGGCAGTGTAACCATCAGCGCTGGCTTGGACACTTATCAAATGAAAAAATGACCAAAGTATTTCCTGCAGGTTCTGGCGGTAACAAGAAAAAGAAAAAGACAAAAAGACCAGCACCGGTTGTTCACCAAACAATCATCCAGCAAGCGCCAAGCGCCCCACCCCCTCGTGCTCCAGTAAGGACACCTGACAGCCTGGCGTCAAAGCAATATGCAACATTTTTAGACCTTATATCAGAAGGGGAGATTGAAGGATTCCCCAGCGCTAGGAGTTACAAGGATGCACCAGTTGATAGCAACGGGGAACCCATTGCTGAGTCGGCAGCGCAGGAGGCTGAGAGGGTAGCCAAGTACAACACGGCGATGCTAAAAGATATTTATTTGAATGATTCCCCAATCCTACAAGACGGGGCTGATGTCGAAAGCCTGCAGGCTTCAGATTATAACTACTCCGGCTTTGAAATTGATTGGAGAGCAGGGAGCCAGGACCAGGCGGTATTCGACGATTTTGGAGATATCGAATCAGATATTAGTGTCGACAGCACCGTACCTGTTAGAAAGAATGAGCCAAAGACTCGCAGAATTTATGACGATGACGTTGACACAGTTCGGGTTTCACTTAGCTTCCCAAGGCTGCAGATGTTCACAACGTATGGGGACATCTATGCTACTTCGGTAGACGTAAAGATCTTACGCAAGTATGCAAACGAGACAGAATACACAACTGTCATTGAAGACAAATATGAGGGCCGGACAGCTGATCTATACGTTAGAGACTACCTAATCAAACTTGACGGGGCCTTTCCGGTAGACATAAGGGTCGAGAGGGTAACAGATGACGCAACAGACGAGAATACACAGGATGAGTTTTTTTGGACTGTTATCACCCATATCGTCAATCAGCGGCTGCGATACCCAAACTCAGCTTTAGTAGCGACAAGAGTAGATGCAAGTGAATTCGGGGCAGTACCGAATCGGTCATTCAAAATCCGTGGGATCAAAGTACCAATCCCCACTGGCACAACTGTTGACCAGGACAATGGCAGGATAATCTATCCAGAAAACTTCATTTGGGACGGTACTTTTCAAGTTCCACAATGGACAACATGCCCAAGCATGCTATTGCTGGAGCTGCTTACCAACAGGACATTCGGATTTGGCGATCACATCCAGTTGGCGCAGTTAGACCGCTGGAGCTTTTTTGAGGCCAGCAAATACTGTTGCGAGCTAATAAACAAAGGCGATGGCAGCACTGAGACGGAACCCAGGTTCTCCTGTAATGGTGTGCTCAGGAATGCAGACTCTGCTTACAAACTCATCAATGATCTGTCATCAGTATTCCGCTGCATGGCCTACTGGTCAACTGGCAGCATTCAGATAAGTCAGGATCGACCGAGAGACTCGACCTTTCTATTCAATAGTGACAACGTATTACAAGAGGGATTTCTCTATAGAAACGCCAGTCAGAAGACACGCCATACGGTAGTAACCGTTAGTTACTTCAATATGGATTTACGTCAGGTCGATTATGTAGTAGCAGAGGACCAAGACGGAGTAAGAAAGTGGGGAGTCATCCAGACAGAGATCAAGGCATTTTGCTGCACATCTCGTACACAAGCCAGGAGGCTGGCTAGGTGGTTACTCTATACGGAATCCGCAGAGTCAGAAATCTGTGAGTTCAAAACATCAATTGGGCCAGGTACTGTCGTGCGACCTGGCTCAATAATTACGATTGCCGATCAAACCAAAACAGGGCAAGTCAGCAGCGGGCGAGTGCTAATGATAGCAAGAGGGGAGGATCAGGGCACAATTATGAACTCTCTACCTGTGAGCGCTTTAGTCTCTATTTCTGGGGACATTCCGCAGGATGCCACGTTTGATAAGTTTACCTACGTAACTAGAGGCGGGATGGTAAGGAGTCGGCCTGTAAGAGGTGTCATGTGCCCACCAATGACATTCCCTCATGCAGAAGCAAATAGGGCGGCGACGGTAGTCGTTGACATCCAAGATTTGGAATCTGAAGAATGGCCAGTCGTAGGAGTCCCGTACGCACTTGAGGAGGCAGGCGGAGTTACCGAGGGTTCAAAATGGCGTGTGCTGTCCGTAATTGAGGAAGATGACGGCGTCTATGGGATCACAGCGATGGCCCATGACTCTTCAAAATACGCACATATAGAAGCAAGTGAACCTCTACAGGAGAGAGTGGTATTTACGATGTCACCGGAGCCTGAGTCTCCAAGTGGGTTAACACTAGTTGAGAAGTTTTACATAGGTAATGAGAATCGAGTTAAAACGAAGATTTGCGCGAGTTGGGAAGCAGTGGAGGGAGCTCAGCGATATCGAGTCATGTATAGGCAGGAAGGTGCCAATTGGGACTTAACTGAAGTCGCGAGCCCTTCATGTGAGATCACAGAAATAGCGGTAGGGGAGATATATGAGATAAGAGTATTTGCTGTTAGTTCTGGGCTGTTCCAGTCGGCAAACTATGCATCAGCTACGATAACGACTTACGGCAAAACAGAACCACCGCTCGATGTAGAGAAACTTTCGGCAGCAGTTGTAGTGACTGACAGGGTAACCGAAGATAGCGACGCAACAGCCATAAGAATAGTCGAACTAAGCTGGGACGAAAGTATTGATCTCGATGTAATTAATGGCGGTCATGTACGTATCCACAAGGCTACGTCAGCCGCAAACGTCTGGGAAGAATCAGTATTGGTTGCAACGGCTAATGGAGCGGCGACTACAATTCAAATTCCTGCAAGCGCTGATGCACAAACGTACTTAGTATGTTTTGAAGATGACGGCGGAAGAGTAAGTGCCAATCCAGCCGTGGCGACGATCGAGACACTCGCCAGGATGGACGAGCGCCTGCTGACTGTTGCTGAATTCGACTTACCAAATGGAACCAAGAAGTTGTTTCCCGGCCACCCAACCCTGGAGGTCGTAGACACGCCTTTAGCTAGGAAATGGAGTGGAAAGTACTGGAGGCTTGGGGTTGATCCTTCTAAGGCGCCAAGTGGAGGACTGATGATTGTAGGGCAGGCTAAAATATTTGATACAAACGGCACAATGGATTCCAATGGGAACATTGATCTCATGGGAGCCTCTCCAAAAACCGGATTGTTTACTAGCGACCTTACATTTGAACCAACAGCAGGAACCTGGGATTTCGCGTTTGAGCAAACGGTAACGACAGGACAGCATGGCGCTATCGAGGTCGACAACATCGACCCGGAGTTGGCGATAGATAATTGGATGTATTTCGATAGCAAGGATACCCAAAAATCAAGGATTGAAACAGGCTTACATAAGTTGGACTCCCTTGTGAATATAGGATTTCAAGGCATAACAGGGGCACAGAGAAGTGGAATTACAACACTTGTTTCAGGTCATACATATTACTTATGGCTGGAGATCGATTCCTACGATACGCTTCAAGGGAGGATAGACCGTCAGTTAGCACAACGGGGATACCCAACATTACTTCAGCTAATCCGAAAGGATGGAGTCGGGTCCAGTCGGACAACGGTAAATGAATGCACTATCAAGCTGAAACTAGCGAGAAGGGAAACAGGTGTAGTAGTAGTTCAGACTCCAGGATTAACAGCTGGAGCGACACAATGGCTAGACTTTAGTTATGGATTCTACATACCACCAACAGTAATTCTGCTTGACTCAAGCACCGTGACATTGACAAGTGTTGAGCGTGGTCGCTTCATGGTTACCGCTTCTTCAGCCACAGCAGAAATTAGATATGTAGCATCGGGTTACGGGAAAAACAAAGCTTGAGCGCCATGAGCAGCAACACTGACAAACAGCATCAATTGCATGTTGACAACGGTTCAGGTTTTGTTGTTAGGACACAAATCAATGATGCCTTTGAGGCAATAGCGAAAAACAATACAGGCCCTACTTCTCCTGTTTGGGGAGCTACTGTCGGTGGAACAGCACCAACAACGCCGGCCATTAATCAGTTCTGGGCTGACAACAGTGCTACACCAGCTGTCTTGCGTATTTACGACGGGGCTGCCTGGCAAAAAGTACGCTCAATTGAAGAGTACGACAACAGCCCTAAGTCGCGAGGTGTGTATACGCATAATGGCGACTACTTCAAAGTCGTAGGGACTGGGGCGCTGACTGTGCCTACCGGGACCACAGCGCAACGGCCTACAGGGGCAGACTTGGCGACAGGGCAGTTGCGTTTTAATAACCAGCTCAGTCGACTTGAAATCTATGACGGCACAGTCTGGGGTGAAACTGCAACGGCATCAGTAGCTGATAATTCCATTCAGACCGTCCACATTCAAGATGGGGCAATCACCCCAGCAAAGCTAAGCCAAGACATCAACAAGCTTGACTATCGGATTTGGTATGGCATCGGCGCTAGCGCCATGAATTACAGGACGATTAATCCGTACCGCTATGGACCGTTTAGTGAATGCCCGTCAGGAACTCCCGGTGGGCAAACTTTATACCAGACCCATCAATCATGGTGGTCAGAGGTATTAAGTGGTGAGGTCAAAGGAAGCATCGGTGTTGGGAACAGATACATTTCCGCGTGTATGTGGAGCGGACCGACTCCAATCTTGACTCGTTCTGGCGACGTATTTATGAGTGGCGAAGACCATGCTGGATATGGACAAGCAGCTGCATGGTTCCCCCATGGCTCAGTTCAGAATACGACTGCATCCCAAAATGTCCGCGCTGTTATCCGGCGTGAACGCAATGTCAATAGGTATCTTTCAGGGGTCGCTCACACTAACCCCTTTGATTCAATAAACACCGATACCCTAAATGACCTTAACTACTCCGAAGAGCCTACTGCTGCACTTCAACGGGATTTACTATATGAGGGCCAGCAGTATTTAAATACATATCCTGAGCCGTGGTCAGCTGGCTTCGCCTTCACTGATGAAAAGATTGTAGAAGTTGCATATAACGGGTTTGATTGGCACTTTATAACCAACAGCGGGCGTTTATACTACGCAGGCAATGATGATAATGGCGGATCAGGGTATGGCTCCCAGGGGGCTGTAGAGACCCGTGCGGCTAGGCCTGTAAAGCTTTGGGAACTAGACCCAAACAACCCAAGTGTCAGTATCGCATTATCACCTGCCTCATACCCCAGATTTACGTTCATCACCAATTCACGGATAAGTGATGGGCATACCACTAGCACGACCTGGTATGCTTCAACTAATAACTATGGGCGTAGATCATATTATGCCCTTACTGTAGACGGTGACCTGTGGACATGGGGCTACAATGCTAACGGGCAACTAGGCAATGGGTCCACAACGAGTAGCTATAAGCCGCTAAAGATTTCTTTCCCAAGTGCGCTAAACGTCAAAATCACCTATGTACATTCGTACGGCGGCGCTCAAGCATCAGCATTTGCGATTGACGATCAAGGCAGGCTTTGGGTGTGGGGATACAATGCAAGTGGTGAGCTAGGGGATGGAACCCAGGTTGATAAGGCTACTCCAGTCTGCCTCACGACCGACTCAAACAATCCACTTTATAACAAGCCTATCGTACATGTCATAGGCTCAGGTAATGCAAGCCACGAGCATACTCACGGTATTCTCCATGGGCATACTTATTACTTGACTGGAGATGGTTTTGTCTATTCGTCAGGGGACAACCGTGAATACGGCAAATTCACAGGTGTTCATAGCGCAACGGCGAGCAGTAAACTCCTTTATCCGACTCTCGTTACTAATACATACCAAAATGGCTCAAGCCCAACTACTGGCGGAACGGGAATTAACGACTATGAGTCTAACGGTAGTATCCCTCGAAAAGTCATACAGCTGTTTGTAACAGGTGGGCGGAACTCATCCGTTTTTGCAGTCACAAAAGTGTGGTCTAATGCTACTCCAGAGGCCGATGGCGGCGTTATTACCCAGGCATTGAATGGACCTAGTAAGGTATTTAGCTGGGGGAACAACACAAATGGATTGCTAGGCCGTCAAACGACAACAATCCCTGACGCTAGCGGACTCAATGATTACACTCCCGCTGAGATCCAGTTCAGAGACTATGGGATCACTAGCCACCAGGCATTATCGGACGTTACGTATGAGGAACTTACAGGCGCAAACATAGACCCACCTCTCTCTGCAGGTCAGAATACAACCAAGGCAAGATTCCATTTCAACGTCAGGTCAATCAGTGGCAATGTGTCCATGAATGGCACGCAAGGCACGGTCGTACTGGTAACTGGTGAGGGGGCGGTGTATTACACGGGCTACGACCCCGGTGGGATGGGCCCAGGCATTGTGCCAGATGGTGATGTTGCAATCCAAAAATTTGGCGGCGGCATCGGAGTTTCTGATTTGTTCACGCCCATCATGTCTTTGCCAGAGCCCTGCATGGATTGGCAATGGGCGAACAGTGGAGATGTACACGGCGGGATTAATTACGTCTACGTTGGAACATCAGGGATGAGCTACTGGACAGGCGAAACTGGCAGTATGTCTTACATCGACAACAATTACAATAATTATGTTTATATGTACCCTATGACGAGATACGTCAACTTCGGCTAATGAAAACACTCTATCGCTACGAGCTGACCGGAGAAGACCTCTGGTGGGGAAAGGGTATTGCTAACCCGGAATACACTGTTCCCCTAGGCCGCAGATATTTTCTGCTCAATGACGATCGTGAATTGTCAGAAGTTGAGAATATAACGATCAAAATCAATGAGGCCGAATATCCAGACGAAGAGTCCAATCCAGAATTTTACAGAGAACTGGAGGCGAGCAAAGGACCAGTCGGATTTAACGAAACACAGCCTGCATAGACTAGTTTGTACGTAGGAGGCAGCATTGGTTGAAATCATTGCTGCCACAATTGGCGCGGCTGTAGGTATCGCGTCTACTGGAGCTGGGGCGCTTCTGAATAAAAACAACAAGTCGTCCGAGTCTGTAATCAGGCTTACAGCAGCAGTTGAGCACATAGCGGGTGAAGTTTCCCTTATGCGGACAGAGATGCGTGAGGATCGCGCTGAATTGTTTGGTCGTATCAGCCATCTTGAGCAACGACTGGCATCTATTGAAGGCAGGCAATGACAAGTCGATCAAAAGCGAATCCGCAGTCGGTAATTGCAACTGGAAGCGGGATGATGCTCTTAGGGCAGATAGTTTTCTCAGTAGGGTTTGTTGGGAGCTGCGAGATACCCAACTGGTGGCTAGGGCCACGACAACACAACACATGCATCGAGCGTTGGTACGTCGTAACAGCCCTGTTCTACCCATCGGGCAAATTGCCTTCAAAGGCTCCAGCCTCGCAGCCAAGAGTCAGTGCGAATCAACGCAAAACATGAAAGATTTTTTGGCCGCGGCCAAGGCAACCAACCGCGAAGCAACGCCACATCAGTCAGCAGCTTGGAGTTGGGCCTGGCAACAGCTAACAGGCGAACAACAGAAGGAGTTTTATAGCATCTTCAACGCAGGGCCAGAACCCAAGCAAGGGTATTCCTTAGACAAAGCTATTGAGCTGATCAAGGAGTGGGAAGGATTTAGCAGCGAGGCTTATGTAGACCCGATCACAAAGTCTGAGCCATACGCGATTGGATTTGGGTCAACCCACTGGGATGACAACAGCAAAGTACGCAGAGGTGACAGAATCACCAAGCCGCAGGCAGAAACGCTTTTAGCTAATACGATTGAAACGCATGTAGTCAGGTCGCTATCAGGAAACATCCCGCATTGGAGAAAGTTGACGCCTGAACGTAAGGCAGCACTCGTCAGCTTTGCTTACAACGTCGGGTGGCACTTTTACGACCGAGAAGGTTTTGAAACTATTAGTCGCGCTTTGAGAGAGAAAGACTATGACGCAATGCCGCGAATCATGGGTCTCTATGTAAATCCAGGGAGCTCAGCCGAAGTTGGCCTGCGGCGCCGTCGAAAAGCAGAGGGGCAGCTTTGGGGTTACCCAGCAAACAGTGTGCTCCTGAAGGTAGCCTATGAAACACAACACGACAACGGGCCAGAGTCGTATCGGGAATGTCTGTCGAGTTCTTGCGGTATGTTGGCTCGTTATCACGGGAAAGTAGCTAATGACGAAGACTACAACTTAGTTCGCGAGCAATTCGGCGACACTGTTGAAGTCAATGCACACCTTGAAGCACTCCGTTCCCTTGGTCTTACCGCCAGATTCGACTCAGCGGCGTATCAGAGAACCCTGGAGGCTGAACTCAGGTCAGGGCACCCTGTAGCACTTGGATGGCTCCACAAGGGGCATGTGGGCCTCCCACGGGGCTTCGGCCACTGGTGTGCCTGTATTGGAATAGATGAGGAGACAGGTTCCTACGTCATGCATGATCCATATGGCGAAGCGGATATGGTCAATGGCGGGTATTTAAATCACACTAATGGTTGTGGTATTCAATACACTAAAAAGAACTTCTTGGCTAGGTGGATGCCAGATGGCCCCAGGACTGGCTGGATGATTTCGGTAAGGAGATAACAGTGAGTCGATATGTGGTGCATATGCATGCCATCGTCATCGTTGACGGAGATGTACACGAAAAAGGTCCTGGCGATATAGATCAGGTGGCACAAAACATGGCTTCAAGGGTTGAAGAGATGGCTCGCTCATCTGAATATCTCCTTGATTACTCCATTACTCCATACTTTCTCCCAGAAGCCAGTGAAGCATCACATTGAGGGCAGCGAACTAGTTACACGCAAAATTACAAAGCAGCGCTTCCGAAAGAAGATTATCGAGACCTGGGACAGCAGGTGTTACATATGCGGAGAGAAGTTTGAACACATAACATTAGACCACCTAGTAGCAAAAAAGAATGGGGGCCTCACCATCGATTACAACCTTGCGCCTTGTTGCTCGCTTCATAACAGGCAGAAGGGTCACCGAGAACTGTGGGAGTTCTGGACACAACACCCTTGCTGGGACGTTGAGCGTGCGAAAAAGCTAATGCGATATATGTTGAACGTCTCCCTAGAAGAGCTATGGGCAAGGCCACCGGAGGCCTTTGGAGACATAAAGCTGACGGAGTATAGCTATGGCCTGCCATTCCTGTGGGTGCCGCACTCTGAGCCCCGCCCCTGAGCACTCAAACACTGGCGTTCCATCCTCGTCAATAACGACAACAAGTGTTGGTCTTAAGTTATCGTCAATCATCATTCCGGCATGACATCTCGAAGTATCCATTGCACTGCTGCTCGCTGCATGAAGAACCCCTTGAGGCATTCCTTCGCAGTCTCTTGGAGCATGTTGACACTTGTGCAATCATCAATTGCACGACAATACCTCTCCAGCTCAAACTGTTGACTAGTAGACATCTGAAGAGGATTCTTTTCCATTGAGAAGTTGTGTTTTTCCAAGGCTAATAAAGTCAGTTACACTTGCGTTGGTTGGCTTTGAGTGTTGCTATCGCTTTCCCGGCATGTGTTACCGCTTTCCGGGCAAAAACTGTCACTTCGTCTAGAGCTGCTTGCAGCTGGAAAGCATGGTTTAGTTGTATCTTTGCAACCTCTTGGAGTCTTTCGACATCTGTGCATTCATCAATTACACGAGTCATTATCTCTTTTTCAAACTGTTCTTCAGTCGAGAGCTGATAGGCGAAATCTTTAGTTGACAAGTTGGAGTTTTGCGAGTTTGATAAATTTAATGACCTTTACTTTGTGTGACTCTAAGGTCGTTGTTATAGCGTCCGATAACGTTGTAAGCGATTGAAGGGAGTTTGCTCATTCGGTGAAACACAAGCTGCCCAATTCGCATACCAGGCCAGACTTTAATGGTCCGTAACTGACGGTTATTCCGTAATTCCATTGTGAGTACAGACCCCGAGAATCCAGGGTCAATCCACATTGCAAGGGCATTGTCAAGCCCTTCTCTAGCTCTGCTGCTTTTTAGCCGAAACTCACAAGCCACGTTGTTAGGCAGCTGAAAGACTTCGATCGTAGGGGCTAGAACAAACTGACCCGGGACAAGTTCGTAAGGGTCGGCTTCTGTATGGCCAGCAAGGGGATATCGCTTGTATTCATCGGACTCAGCACTCTCGATCATCAACTCATGACCTAGCCTCACATCAAGCGAAGCAGGGTTGACCAACTCAGGCAGAAATGGTGTTATCGCACCAGCTCTACATATCTCAGAGATTTCCGTATCGCAAAGAATCATCGCTAACAAACATGGTGCTTAAGTTTAGTTAAATTGATCAGTAATTAACATCATTGCCCTCAGCTAATGAAATCTCATTCAACTTAGACTCAGCTTGTAATGTAGATACTAGTTTCTCTTTTTCTGACTCAAGGCTTCCCACGACCTGCGCGAGGTTGTGAACACTGAACATAGCGTGTCTTGCCTCTGAGGGACACATCGCATCACCCAGCTGGCACTTTGCTTTTTCGTACATATCTTTCGCTTGCGCAAGTGATTTAGACACTTGTTCAAGTTTCCACTTGATGGATGGGAGGTCAACCATTTTGCGTGTGTAAGTAATCATTTTAAGTTCCGCCTACTAACGTCGGCGGCATTCTTGGCTCGCCCGTGAACCTTAAACTTGGCATCAGAATATTGAAACCTTGTGGTCAGGTACTTTTCTGCATCAGCTCGGGATCTTGCTGAAATAGTGCCGTTACAAGGTGTATGCAATGGCATCCACACAGTGTACTGATAGTAAGTCTTTTTGGCTGGCATTAGAAGAGCTTGATTTGTTCATAGGAAGTGTTATCGATACCTTGAATATCGTTTTGCACGATGTATTCAGTAGCTGGAACGATTCCGTTGACGATAAGGCTGATCTTGAAATCAGCGCTTGCTTTTATCCGGTTAATCACTTCACAAGATTTGCCCAGCATGTTGGCCACTTCCTTTATGGAAAGGCGATTGATGTAATACAAATCGATCACTTCTCTTTGCTCTGGTGCAAGGCTGGAATAGGTTTCCTTAAGCCGTGTGACCTGATCATCTTCTTCTGGCTCCTCTCGTGCTGCAATAAGCTCAACTAAAGGAGTGCCATCTTCAACAGCTAAAGCATCAAGACTCCTCAAGGAGGTCTTAAATCGAAGTAGCCTCGCTGCTTCATCTTTTGTAAGCTTAAGATCGGAAAGAATGTCATCAAAGTGGTCGTCAACTCGACCTTGTTCGTACATCGAATAGTATTTTTCTAGCTTGCGAAGGCGCTCATGCTGAGAAGTTGGCAAGCGTATTGGGTGCTTATAGGTGTTTAAATAAAATGTGATAGCTTGCTGTATCCACCAGTAGGAATAAGTGCTGAAACGATAACCAAGACTTGGATTAAACTTTTCAACAGCCCTGATCAAGCCAGTGTTGCCAGCTTGAATGAGGTCAAGCAACTCCGATGGGGGTACATACTTAGCGAACTTTTTTGCTATGGAAACTACTAGGCGGAGATTACTCTCGACCATCCGATCTTTTGCCTTTTGAAGCTGTCGCTCTTGAGCTCTGCTCCTATTTTCCAGATGAATATTGGCCTGGACAATACGTCCAAGTTCAAGCTCTTCACTTGGCACCAGCATGCTGATCTTGCCAATGCGAGCAAGGTACTCTCCAGTAGCGTCACTCATCTTTCGCCCTGCCCTGTATGGGCATTACTAAGCAAAGTTGCTCGCTGTCGTCTGACTTAAGGACAAGGGGCTGGACTCTACCAAGCCAATTGATATAGACCTGATCGCCTTCTAATGATCGCAGGGCTTCAGCAAAGAAGCGACTGTTTAAGTAACAATCAAAGTCGTCACTAGTTGGATCCGCTACAGGATCGTAATTGTATTCAAATTCAGCATCGATAAAATCCTTAGCGAAGCCCATTGTGTGCATTGCGTTTAAGACTAAGTTGTTTTTTCGCTCTGTGCTTTTACCTAGATGCATGATGTTTTCGGCGTCGGCAGCCACAGTCCCTACTGTTTCGACGAGCTTGAGGAGCTTAACCCGATCAACAGTGACACTAATTCTGTAGTCCGATGGAACTAATTGTGGATAATCGGGGTAGGGCTTCTCGTAGATCCTCGCCGATACCCAGTCCTTTCCATCTCTAAACTCCACGACCTTGGCTCCGCTTGTAAAGGTGATTTCACCCTTACTGGATTCGGCTATTTCTAGTGCCGCTTCTGGCACTGTTACATTTACTGCTCCATCGGGGATCGGGTCGGAATGCTCAATGGAGTGACTATATGTATGTAGCCTATGACCATCTGTCGCGGCGAATGTTAATCTACCGTCAATGACCCTAATGTTGATTCCGTTGATGTCTGGACGATCCTTCGCGATTGCCTTTGATACCGTATGACACGCTTTGACTACATTCGCTTGGATCTGCAGAGCATCTTCTTTAACTGGCATGCTGATCCAATCGGCACCAGGGTAGCCAGCGATCTTGTAAGTGCCTCCCGTCTGAGTAGTTACGCAAAGATCAGAACCTTGCGAGCCAAGCATCAAGGATTGCCCACTATCAAGACGAGAGATGAGGTCATGGAGTGGGCGGAAAGGTACGCATAGCCTCCCTACGTCTTTAACCTCTGCTTCGATATTTCGGTGGATGCTAGTAGATAAATCGCTGGCCTCAATAGAAAAGGAGCCTGGGTTATCCTCATCAGAGCCAGCGCTTAGTTGGACACAGGCCAGAATTGGGTGACTTGGTTTGTTGGTGACAGCCTTGCTTGCAATCTTTAGCGCTTTGCTAAGGCAGGCTTGAGCGAGAACACAATTCATACTCAACTTCGTTTAAGAGATCGGTAGATACAGAGAAAGGGAAAGGCCGCCCCATGAGCGGCCCCCATATTTTCTTGAGTGGACACCAAGTGACGTATTCATCAAGGAGGAATTCACCATTTACTTTGTTGGTGAATCGAACAAGATAAAGGCTTTCCCTTGAATGGATACGAACAGTCCATGTGTCATATGAAAACACATCACACATCAGCTAAATCATCATCTCCAACCGTTGGGCCATTATCAAGGTTGATTGCATTAAATTCGGCATGCAAATCACAGCACTTAGTGATGATATTGGCATCTGTCTGCCTTGCAATTTCCATTGATCCATATAACCCCAAGTTTTGACCGGGTTTGTTTTCCCGGTGCTGATCTACTTGTTCCTTTGTTGTTAGCTTGGCTCCCTTGTTTGTTTTGCTGATGTATGGAATCGCCATGGTGATATCAACCTTGACAACATCTCCAGCTCGTACTGACCCAGGGAACGCCTTTACAGCATCAATCCAATCCTTGTATTGCCCGCCGCGGCAGATCATGCGGACTTCATCTCCATCAGTGAGCGTAACCATCTCGCCAGAAAGTGAAGCTCGCATTGTGTTGCCCTTCAACGCAATACCATGGAGCACCAATTCCCACTTCGGAGCACCATTTTCCTTGAGGTCATCGACTAGTTCGCCTTGAGCATTCTCCTTTTTGACTTTCCTTTTTTCTGTTCGTATTAGTGCCATTTTGGCGGATTCGCCAATGTTCCGCTTCTTGAAAACGGGGGTCCGTTTCTGCTGAATGCCATTTTCGGTCAGCTCAATGCCTGCGATCATGAAATTTGTAATTAAAGGGCCAGTGGAATGGGGCTCCTCACCCCGTTGCAGAGACTTTACCCCTCACGAGTGAGAGGCGCTACTGCTAAATTTTTTTATTTTAGGATTTCTCCTGAATCCGTTGTCACCTTCGCAATGAAGTCTTCGAGCCAGGCAGCATGGCGTTCCTGTGTGATCCTGTCTCCGATTTTCTCAAGTTTGGGAGGCAGGCTAAATGCCCGCTTAAAACCAACTACAGCATTTTGGTACATCTCTTCCGGGAGCTCTTTAAGGCAACCCCTGAGTTCACGCTGACGATCACGAGTCAGTGGCTGCAGTCCATGGCTTCTCTCTTCAGGGTCTGCCGTCGTGTCGAAACCATTGGTCAGAGGAGGGGGATCCGAATTGATAGGAGTGGGATTGGAGGCCGCCGCCATAAATAGGTTGACATCAATTAGCCGTTCATTAAGACCTAAAACAGCTGACACAGCAGCAGATTTAGTTTGAGTAAATCCACTTATTATGGTCCCACCCGAAGTGTGCATTATCCGGCAAGACACACAGCCGGACTCATTCAGTAGGAAGTTAAGCAGGAGATTGTGCTTGTCTAAATCCTTACAGTCGCAGCCAGCTCTCTTCCACTCAATCAATGCGGCTACAAGTTCTGCCTGCGAGTACTTCTCAAGATCGTTGGTGATGACTACGTATGATCAACTACCGAACAGTATAAACGGGAATGGCTATCGCTCCACCCCATAACGGGTAAAGATTTAGTTAAGAACGTTGGCAGGTAGCTTGCATTTTATTAAGCCATGCAGTAGGTAAAAATACTTGCTTGTCTTCCTGCCAAAGTTCCTTCAGCTCCGCGGGCTTGAATGTGGTCATTCCAACGAGGATGTCGGAATAATGCTCTTTCTGTTCGTTAGATAGTGTCTCTCCAACTGACGATTCGCCAAGCGCTAGTTCTAACGCATCTGACAAACTCAGATTGTAGGCAGTTTTTAGTCGGGCAAACCTGTGGTGCAATCCATGTGAATATTCTTCAGCTTGTGGGGCAGTAAGGCTCTTCCCCTCAATTAAGTTAGGCCAGGGCAACTGGCCAGTAAATGCAGCAAAAAAATCTTTCCCCTCCCAATGGGAACCATCTTCATGTAAGATTGGCTTGGCGTCTTTCAGTTTTTCACGCAAATTCTGACTAGTAAGGACGCCAGGATCTAAAAACAACTTCAACGCAATTGCCTTGTTGACAAAACCCAAGGCATGGAAAACCATTGGACCAGGATTTAAGGCTGTGCCGCGCTCTAGCTGCGACCACTTAGATCCGTACACATGGGGTGTCCCAGTTAGCTTCCCTATATCTTGACAAGTGTCCTGGGTCCAGCCATTAGAACGTCTCCAGCGCTCTAGGCCAATGCCAAAATTGGCACGGTATTCGTGGAAAGCTTTTTTGAACGCATCAAAGGACTCCAATTCTTGCTGCTTCTTGTAGCCAACGAGGGGCAGGCTAACTGGATCTTGAGTCGGTTGCGGCACTAAGACTGAGCGGATGCCTTCCCAACGCAAGTCAGTTACCGGCGACATGTAAAAAATGATTGAGCTGTATCGTGAACGATATGTGCTCTGTCTTGGTCTGTCTACCCCCTTAACGCAAGCATAATCCTTGGTAAGACATCAGGTGATATCGATCAAGGGCGCTTATCACTCGTTAAGAAGGTGGTTTGATAGACCGCTATGTGGCCCTGGATACCCAACGCAGAGATGGCCAAGCACCTTTCAATAAGTGAACGGACGCTGTTTAGGTGCCGTGCCCAAGGACTGCTCCAAGAGGGGAGGCACTTCGTCAGGAAGAACCCACTGCACCGTTCGGGGCCCATCCTTTGGAATGCCAAGAAGGTGGAGGAGGCCCTGGGCCGATCCCGCTAGGCCAAAGCAGCTTGTAGGGCTGCCTGCGTCTTTGCCAGTTTGCGCTCCAGCTCTCTGATGGTCTGATCCTCTGGGGCGGGGCGAACCTCTTGAACCAATGGGGTGGGCTTGTTTTCGTCTAGCCCCTTCTGGCGTTGCATCCATTGCTTTTGGATCGCCAGCGTCTTGTTTGACAAATACGTCGACCGATGAATAGCCGCATCATGGCCCATAGCCGCCGCCTTGAGCTCGTCCGACCAAGGCTCCAGCTGCTTAGCGCGTAAGGCCCACCGATGGCGTAGGCAATAAGCGGTGCAGCGGCCCGATACGGGATCTGGTTCAACCAAAGCTCCTGGCGGCTTCTTAGGGATACGCCAGCCTTGCAAGGTCACAGCAAATTGATCGCAGGCTCTTGAGCTGCTGAACCAGTGGCTTACGTACCCGCCCAGTGTCTTGTTGTTCACCACCATCAGCTCTCCAGTCTCTGAGTTTTCAGCAATTTGGATTGGGTGCTTCTCCTTGAGGCGCTGCAGCATGACTTCTGCATTGCTGATGTCGTTGAGCTTGTAACGCCAAACCCATTTCTCTGGGCATGGCAACGCGGCGCGAGCACCAGTTTTAGTGTTCTCTGTGATTTCAATCCAACTGGGGTTTGCAGGGTCTTGCCCAGGTAGCGATTGGATGTGCCATAACTCATGAGGCCTAAGAGGATACGTAGCAAGCATTGCCGCGCACCAAGCCTTTAAGGGGCAATGACTTTGGAGCGCGTCCAGCCATTCCTCTATGTCATCATCGCGGGGAATGAATTTCGCCTCCGGCGGTTTACGACTCCTTTTAAGATCTTTCAGGCTTTCATGGAGTTCTTTGGTAGCCGCCTTGACTCCGTTCTTACGAATGCAGCTAATCATTTCAACCTTCCCGTGATAGCCGCGTGAAGAGAAATCGACAGTCGTGATGGGTAGGGCTCGATTTTTCTTGTGCGCCTTAAGGCTATGGATTTCAGAGGTGGCGAATAGTCGGAGGTCTTCAGTGGTCACGATGGCGTCGTCATCGAAGTAGACCGCGAAGTAGCCACCGTCTTTGAAGCAGGTGAGCTGACTGCTGTCTTTCGATTTGATGCCTCCAGGTTTAAGCAGGTTCTTAACGATGGCCCTGACCTCCCCCCAGGTTTGATCCTTGATGGTGATGGAGCCATCTGGGCGTGTGAGGACATGACCGAGTTCATCCCAGTCAAGGCCGCGGCCACCTGCCGCTAGTTCTTTACCAGCAGCGAGCAAGTGATCAGTCAGGAGAGTTAAGTGCTGTTCGTTTTCGACAGAGCAGCCTTTGACCACTTTTGATTTTTTGGCGCCATCTGCTGTGCTGTAGACGCGGATCGTTTCTTGAAGGGTGACGACGCCGCCGCGCTTATTAGTACGCGAGACGACGCGGAAGCGATAAGGGCAAGCGGCGTGCCTGAGTTGGAGCAGTTTGGCGCTGACGAGGTTGAGCTTATGCATGTAAGCCAGCTTGCCCGCGGCTGAGAGTCCTTGCACTTTTGTGCAAAAACCTGTCTAAAGGGGTCTGAGAGCGTCCGATTGTGTCCGATTGTGTCAGGTGCAATACCCGTAAGACCGGACCTGAGAACACAAGTGGCAGAACGGGTTTCAGCTGAGAAACCAGAGCGGAGCTGCCATGAAAAGCTATGGGTCGCCTGAGAATCGAACTCAGGACCAATCGGTTAAAAGCCAACGGTCAATCGATGAGAACCCCTGCAGTGTACGGGGTCGAGCAGGGGTTGTGCAAGAAAAGTGCAAAACAGGTAGGGTGGCACCGCATATAGTGCCACCAAACAGGCCAAGCCATGAAGTGCCCAAAGTGTGATTGCCTCGACCAAAAGGTCCCAAACACCAACACCTATGAGCCCGAAATGAATATTAGAAGGCGCACATGCAAGGCATGCGGGCATAAGTTTTACACAATAGAAATGATCATTGATGATGAAAGTGTTACTTGGCGACGAATGACCACAGGGACAGGCGAGAGCAAGAAATCAGTTCCAGTACTTAGGCACTCGGTGATGATGGGGGTGAAGGTTGCTAAAGATCGCTAAGTGCCTTTCTGATTTGTTGGGGCTTGTAGATCACACCAACTACCACAGACATATGCAATGACAAGGTGTAAGGGTGCCATTCAGGGTGCTCAGCAGCGGCCCGCCTTAGCTCTGTCAAGTGCTCGTCTGTGATCTTGGGCATCGGAAGAGTTTGTGAAGCCAGGCGTTAGGCCATAGCACTCACGAGTGAGAGATGCTTTTATTCTGTTGATTCCGCTTAAATCGCACGCGGGTTCTTTTTAGGCGCTTTGCGCCCCCGGGCGACAACAAGAATAGATAAGCCTCTTAGGCGAGAGGAGTTAGCAACAGAAACAATGACAGAGGTGGGATGCCACTTGATGAAACCATTTGGGGTGCTCTTGAAGCTGCAGATTCTGACTGGCGATTTGTGCCAGTTGGCAGAAACAAAAAGCCGATAAATGCTGATACCGGGGACAATGTAGCCAAATGGCAAAGTTCCGGGGGTTATGACATTGACCAGATCAAGGATCTACCCAGTCAATATGTTTGGGCTGTAGGTCTATTGACCGGGCCTGCCTCCGGCGGTGTATTAGCTGTTGATTTTGATGGACCTGGATCTGAGGAGAAGTTCTTACAGATATGTGGGCGTGACAGCTGCGAACTGCCCAAGTCAATCTCTTGGACTAGTGGCAAAGAGGAGAGGAGGCAGGTTGCCTTCCGAGTGGCAGACGAGTGGTGGGACAGCCTCGTAAACCGCAAGCATTATGACGGCGTTTTAGAGCTTCGCTGGGCTAATCACCAATCAGTTGTAGCTGGACACCACCCGGAAACAGAAGGGTACAGATGGGTGGAGGGTTGCAGCCCTATTGATGTTGAGGTTGCAGATGCACCTGATTGGTTGCTGCACCCGCTGCTCAGGACCTACCAGGAGGCGACAGATAATGGCGAGGAGATGCCGGGCAAGGCAGAGATTCGTGATATGGAGAGGGCTATAGATGCACTGGAGTTCATCCCGATTGAAGTATGGAACGACTATGACGACTGGCTAAAAGTCGGGATGGCAATGAAATGGGCTAATCCTGAGTGGCTGGATCTATGGATCGAGTATTCAAGAAAGTCTTCAAAGTTTAACGAGAAGACCTGTCAACGGAAGTGGAAGTCATTTAAAGGGGGTGAGATTCATCTGGGCACCCTATTTCACTACGCGAAGAAGGGAGGCTGGACGAGCCCGGACAGTATTGAGGTAGTTAGACCAACTCAGGTTGAGGTGAAGGTAGAGAATGCGGATGGGACAACCACAAGCGTCATCCGAGACCAGAGGTATACAGAAGCGATCGACGAGATGCTGAAAGCTGTAGTGAATAACGACGATGACAAACAGATGGACAAGCGGGCTGAGATCATGTCTCGCTGGAAGCAGACCAATGCAACGATCGAGGCCAAATTATTTAACCGCTTCATGCAGCAGCAGATCGGCGTCAAAGCGAAGAGCAAGCGTCTCTCGCTCGATCTGAGCCGGATCCAGGGGTTGAATTACTTGGTTGAAGGCTTTCTCGTCGACAATGATCTAAACCTATTTTTCGGGAAAGCCGGTTCCGGTAAAACCACAGCAGCACTCGGCGCAGCATTCAGCTCCATCAGGGGCACTGGATTCCTCGATCACACGCAGCCCTCCGCAAAGCGCAAGACGTTGTTCATTGCGTCTGATTCTGGAGCTGCACCATTGAAGGCATGCCTCCAGGACATGGGCCTAATAGGGATCCCAGAGACATCTGAGGGCGGAAGGAAGATGTTTCACGTATGGGCCGCGGATGAGGGCCAAGGGCAGGAGAAATGGGTTGCTGACCTGAAGGGGTGTATTCAGCTCCTGTCGTTCGTTAAGGAGGAGGGCATCGGACTAGTAATGATCGATAGCTGCAAGAGTATCTGCTCTGGGGAGTCAGCTGACTACACATCAAACCAGTGGGTCACGGCGATGCTCACGTTCATGAAGGAGGTCCTGGCCCCGCATTGCTGCTTAGTACTGATCAACCATGACGGCGTAGCGAGGGGGGCCGCGGCTGGGGCCAAGGCATGGGCCGAGATCCCGTCAAGCGTGCACGAGATCCAGTCGATTGAAGAGGACGGCCGCCCAACAGACCGCAGGCGATGGATCACATTGAAGAACCGGATCGGCGGGCTGCGGAGTTTTGAGTACGAGATGATCGACGGCCAATTGGGATTGTGCATGGGGCAGGAGAGGATCAACAACTGCCTAGACAAAATCGTCTATTGCTTAATGCAAGCGCAGTGTGAGGAGGGGCTGAAATACTTGACACGCAAGCAGCTATATGAGCGCTTATGCACGACAGGTGACATCAAAAGGAAGACCCTTAGCAATACGTTGACGCTGGCGGTGAGGGCAAAAGAGCCAGAGATTGAGCCAGTAGCGAACGTACGTGGAGCCTACAAGCTGTCTCAGCAAAGTCTCGAAACAAGACAGTCTTTAGCTTCATAAAGTACCCGAAAATAGTGGTGGGGGGCGTCCATAAAAGTTCGGGTATAAAAGGGGTGTTTTTTAATCTATAACTGGGAAGTGAAATACCCGATGGTATTTATGTTAAGGTACTTGTTACATGGTTAAGATTCGGTAAGTACCCGAATTTTCAAAAGGGTCGGGTACTTTGCAATCAATTGGTATGACTAGGGTTTAGTCAGTTATACCCGACGCGGGTATGGACGCCCCCAAGCACTTTTTGACCGACTCTGTCCAATGCACCCAAAAACACCCACTTGGTTGGGTCAAAACCCGAATTTAAGACGAGATGAGAATCATCGATATTGGGTTGGGGATGAAGTCATTGCGGTGAGCACTACCGGGGTATGCGGGCATGACATGACCGACTTCAGGCGTCAGCAGATCGAGGTCACACGCCACGAGTGGGAGCCCCGTGGGGTCAATACACACCTGGCGCTGCAACTGGAACTAGAAGCAAGATTCCACCCGTCTTATGGGGCACGTCAGAAGGCAGCAGAGCAGCGAATTGAAAACGCAGAGGCCTTCGCTCAGTTCAGGGAGCACATTGCACCATTAGTAACCCACCCGCTTTGGAGCGAAGTAGAGGTTATTGCCACTGAATACATGGTCGCCTCAAGGGAGCTCAATTTGGCGGGAACGTTTGACGGAGCCTTCCGAGAGGAAGACAAAAACAGTAGCGACGGATACAGTTATACGATCTTCGACTTAAAGACGCAGAAGAAGGGAGGCAGGCCCTATTCAGTGAAAGCGCAACTGGGATGTTACATTTCTCTATGTAGCGAATGTGGCGTCCGATTTGATAACGCAATGGTTATCTGGTCACGGCCAAACGAGACGAGGCTGCAGTCCCTGACAGCAGATGAGTGCCTAACGGCATGGCGGAATAAGTGGAGCGACTACTGCAAGCAGGAGCGCACGGTCTAGCCAGATCGCCTCTCACGAGTGATAGGCGCCACGTAGTGGGTTGACAGGCGTGCCGATTGAAGTAATTTCATGTGCAGGCGGAAACGCCTTCTTCGCACAACGACCAATTGAGCACATCTGAGCCCCTAGACGACTGGCAGCAAGCACTTGTCGAAAGCGTGATCCAAGCCCGTAGTAATTACGAGTTATGGAAAGCGGAATACGAGGAGCTTCTTACCAAACTGAGCGAGCAGACATCTGCGGACCGGTTGCCTGCCTCTTTTAGACATGGGGATTGGAGATTTCGACTCAATAAAGGCCGGGAAACCCAGAAATGGGAATACAGCCAAGCTGTAGAAACGGCTGAGATGGAATTAACTGCACAAAAGGAACGGGAGCAAAGGAAAGGGGAAGCCACCATGACCCTTGTCGTAGGCAAACCCCACTGGAGTCTGAAAATGGATAAATAACATGGCCCTATGGGTCATGAGTTGATTAGTTTTAGGGTCCAAGGGATGAGCCCCGCTCCCCAAGGCTCTAAGCGCCATGTAGGTGGGGGACGCATTATTGAAGCGTCTAAGAGGTGCAAGCCATGGCGGTTATTAGTACAAACAGCAGCCGCGGAAACCGGGTATCCGGTTATTACACATCCGGTGGCGATAAAAATAAAATTCCTATTCGCTCGTCCGAAATCGCACTATCGGACAAATGGTCAACTTAAAGAAAGCGCTCCAATTTATCATTCACATATCCCTGATCTATCCAAGATCATGCGGAGTACTGAAGACGCGATTGTAGATGCGGGGCTGTTAATTGACGACAGCAGGATATCTTCTGCCGAGATATCAAAGTTCTACTGCATGCCAGATGAACGACCCGGCGCTTTGATTACGATACTCACACTGTAGCACTGAAGAGCAGATTATAGCTTTTACTAATAAAAAATAAATTATAGCCAACCCAAAACAATGAACTCAACGAACAAGTTTCTAGGCTTCAGCCTAGCAATTGGATCAGCGTGCATGATTTATGGCGCATTGAACTGGCAAAACCTCAGGCCCGTGATTTTCAAGCCACAAACGCTACTGACAAATCAAGTAGTAGTTAAAGCCTCCAGCCAGCGATCCTAAAGGAATGAAGACATGGAATCAGTTCATCAAAGAACATCACTTGATGTCACCCTTGTATTTTGGTTGCAAGCCAGACTATACGAGATCAAAGAAGCAACACGAGCAACAGACCGCTTGTATGAAAAGTACAGAGATTGGAGCTGTAGTTATGCGATCAAACGAATCGGCCTCGAAAAGACTGGCCAAGGTTATAAGCGAAGCATCGCGGACACCATTAAAGGCTGGTATCGAGCAGTTGTTCAAGGATCGCTTGGTAGACCTAGATCCTTCATCGAGCGCTGCGAGAGAACTTCAGAAATTATATGTGGATATGATGAATTGGCTAGCAAACAGTGGTTAATGACGGTCGAACTACCTAAGGGGATCTCACTCCAATCCTTTATGGCAGTAACAGTCACAATCGGTGTTTGGATAGACAACGCGACAGAAGGTGACGAGATTCTTTTGTCAGAACGCGGATGTCTGGAGAGGGGCTCTGGTCTTGTCTTGTGCTTTCGAGACCAAGAGCCTTTCCTAGTCAATGACGGGACGATCATTAGCCACGCCATAGACAATTGGGCCCAGTGGAGGGAAGTCGTAGACACTGTTCTTTACTGCATGGAAGAACGGCCATATTTTCAGCTTCGGAAAGAGGACCAACTAATACTGCGATTGGCTTACGTAATCATGTACCAACCAACAAGTAACAAATTCCAAATTCCTCATGGATAGAACGACTAGCCGAATGGGAAAAGCCCTTAGGGGTCGCGATTTAATGACTGCACAAAACCGACGTGGCAGATATGGGAGCGTTGTTAATGCATCGAACGCTGAGACTTATGCTCGCTTCTTAAATAAACTTGGGCGCTACTCTTTACTCACTGCAGAGCAGGAGTTGATTCTCGGTCGTCAGGTGAAGGAGGGGCAAGCTGAAACTGCAACCCCACAGCAGGTGAGGCTAGGCAAAAGAGCACGCAGCAAATTAGCAAATTGCAATCTGCGTTTAGTAGTAAGCCTGGCCAACGCTGCTCATCGAAAAGGGACCGATATTATGGATTTAATTCAATGCGGCTGTGAAGGCTTACTTAAGGCCTGCGATAGATACGACTACACATTGGGCTATAAGTTCTCAACATATGCAACATGGTGGATCAGACAAGGTATCCAGCGCTATGGCTACGGGGTCTTAGAAACTATTCGGATTCCCTCTGGTGCGAGGCAGCAATACCTTCAAGTTAAAAAAATGACCAAAGATTACAATTGCCGGCTACATAGGGAGCCGACACACGAAGAGATATTTGAAGAGACAGGCATCAGTCGTGCGCGTTTGGAAGATTTGGAGACGGCTTATTGTCGACAAGTATTCCCGCTCGACTCAACTTTCAAAAACGCCAGGGAAGGGAAAGCTGCTGTATCTATGGCCGATATTCTCATATGCCAAGACTCAAGACGAGCCAGCGAAGAGACCATATGGGACTCGATACCGGAGAATGGGCTTGAAACTTTAATTCAGCATACCAAATTAAAAGACATTGAGAAGCGTGTCTTGGCGTCGTATTTTGGCTTAAACGGACAAAGGGCTCGTACATTTTCACAAATCGCGGCATTTGATACTGGTAAGAAATTGAGTACAGAGGGAATTAGACAGATTCACCATGGCGCGTTAAAGAAACTCCGGCGCAAAGCGAAAGAATGGAGGTTTGACATCGCAGGATAAACTGGTTATTATGTGGGGGTGCGATTGGCCCCCGGTGGTTGCCCGAAGCGAGGGTAACCCTGGGGCCTTTTTCTTGAAGCATTGTCTCTACCGCTCACGAGGCGTATGAGCCATGGATTAGAAGCACCAGTAATGAATAACGTCGAAGCTAAGAAGTCAAACCAAACCTTTCGCAACACGGAGCAAGAAGGATGGACGAAGAAACTCTTGACAATTGGAGGCGAGTCGAAGAAGCGCTAAGAAAAGCGGGATTTACAAACACTAGTTATTACAAACGAGCAGTTTCAATTATCAATTCAGGACATGACCCACTCGACAATTTCCTCAACAAAGGGACCAAAACTGACGAGATTCAGTGATCAATTAAAAGCAGAGGTAAAAAAAGGCTTCTGTATTGTGCAGGTCAATGCAGAAGGACTGCGAGCACTTAAGAATGCTGTGGTTGAGTGTAACGACAAGGAGCCAATCAAAGACTGGCAGGCGCTGCTAAAGCTGCGCAACCGTTTCATGACCTTTGTGGCTCCTGCAGGGATTAGCACATGCGACATTGGGCTTACCTACGACGCAATCAGAATGATCCTGCTCTGCCTGATCAACACTGGAGCAGCATCCACCGAACAGAGAGCGATCCACGATGATCTAGCCAAGGGGTTCTGGCGAATGGATCAACAGACCAACGAGCCGATCATTGGGACTTACTTGGAAGCGTATTTAAGGTAAGGCAAGCAGAACACCCCACTAATGGCAAGTCAGGATGTAAGCAGCCGCTTTCGGCAAGTACCAGCCGATGGCAAACTTAGGCCAGAGCATTACCGCCGCGGGTGTATAGAAGTCATTGACTACATTGAAGACCAAGGGCTTAGTTTTAATTTGGGCAATGTCGTTAAATATGTAAGCCGTGCTGGCTTCAAGAGTGGGGAGGGAAAGCATACAGATCTAGGGAAGGCTATGTATTACCTGCGCAGAGAGATAGAGAATGTCGCCGCCAATAAGCCATACAGGATATTCACATCTGACGAATCTTCAAATGACTAGTCCCGAAACAATCGATGTCCCTAAAGAGGACTATGAGGCCTGGAAATTGCTATTAACAACATTTGCAGAGGGCTATCAAGTCCTTGCAGAGTCCTGGATGCAATTAAGGTTGAAAGAGCCAACTGTAGTAGAAAAGCATAACTACTTGTTTGGTAGGGTCAAGCTTGAGATGGCTGCAGTCAAGGCAAAATCACTGGAGATCGCAAAGGATGGACCTGGAGAATATGCCGGATGGACAGATCAAAGCTTGCATAACTGAATATGGCATCACCGCATGCTGTTACGTGTCTTCTATGCATTTAGTAGAAGAGAAGGAAAAGCAATTAAGGGATGCGATAGCCCGACAATTAGAGGTAAGAAACAAACGAAACGGCTCAGATGATTGATCCGCTAAACACTGTTTTCATACAGCGTGCAATCCAAGAACAGCTTGAAAGGGCATACATCGATGACGGGAGAGCTGATCCGGGGCATCCGTTTCATGGCTTTTATACTGGCCTGTTTTGTAGTAGAAAGGCTGAACTCCCACCGACCAAAAGTGTAGATAATGGAGAGGAAGAGCCAGCATTGAATTGTGACAGAAAAGATTAGCGTTACCTTTAACGAGCTGATTGATGATCTTAATATCCTTCAGTTGTATCAGCTCCCTTTTATGGCTTCGCAGACTTTGCGTAAGATGTTCTGGGTAACGAGCAAGGGTACTAGGGGCGGTCCAGTATGGGCTGACATGCGGCATGAGATGAATGACTCATTCCAAAGACGGTCAAAATGGACACTTAATTCGTTGTTTTCAACAGCTCAAGGGGTCAGGAAGGATAATTTAAAACTTACGTTTGGGCATAAAGATACAGGTGACGGGAACCCGGCGGCGTTCTATTTGTTCACCCAAGTCAACGGAGGGTTGGCTTACCGAACAAAAGCGATGCGCCGTTTGGAACAAATGGGAGTAACCCGAGGGTACTGGGTCCCAGACAGAGAGGCGCCTTATCGGGGGAAAAGCCAGGCATGGAGCAACACTGTGGTAGCGGGTCTATGGGCGGCTCGGAAGTTTGGATCGTTTAAGGATCTTGAGTCAAACAAAAAAAGGCTAGGCAAGCCAGACGTGAGAAGTCATGAAGAAGACTGGTTATATGTTCCAAATGCTAAAGAGCACGGCAATAAGAATTTAGTGTTTCGGCGCAAAGCAAGGGCAGGCGGTAAGGACTATACAGACAAACCCTTACCACCTGGCGCATATAAAAAGATGGGAGGCAAGAAATCGTACCTAAAGCGAATGATTCAGCAACTAGAAGATACGCCGGTACTGCCTAAAAAATATGATTTTGAATTTGCGGTGGAGGCATCGCATAATAAGAATCTAGAGAAAGTCTTCAGCGAAGTATTCGCTAAGGAGATGAGCAAGTGGGTGGGGGCTCAAAAACTGCTTTATGGATAATAGGAAAGTTTTGGGAAAAGATCTGTTTAATGCTGTTCGCAATATTGCGATGTTCTAGCTGAGTCTCTGGGGCACAGCGAGTGGTCAGGTAATGGATCCATGAGCGCAAATTTCCATGCATGTAGAGTTTTGTCGGCTGGCATTGAGGGAGAACGGAACGCGCACACTCAAGCGCGACACCTTCTTCAATCAAGCTTTTATAAAGCTCTTGAGCATCCCAGAGATGCTTTTCGATCATCTTGGTAAGGCGCTCGACCTTCCAGTCCGGTAGGTCATCATGACTGGCCTGCTTGTTTTTGGAATCTTGGGAGCGGAGATGGAAAGGGGCGATCAATTCCAACTGATTCACATTGGAGTATCGCTGCGAGAACTCTTGAAAACTAAATCCTTTGCCATGGCGCAGAATCTGCGGGCTAATAGCTCTGGTCGTGGTGATTTCCACCGCGAGGGTAGCCATCTCAAACGGGCTAACATGGCCCATACGCAAGAGATAACGCAGTAGTCGAGGCGCGGTTTCAGGATGCCCTTGGTTGATAGGGTTGCTTACCCTGGCCATATCGACGATGAGCTCTTCGGCATTTGGAGTGCAATGAACAAACTTCGCGGAATGCATAGTGTGTGAGACCCGCAGCGGATCGGTTTTAATGAAGGCTGAGACTTGCGGACACCCGGTTTTAATAGGGTGCAAAATCGTTCGGCAGTCTTTAATGCATAGTAAGCGCCCACGATTGAGATTTGCTATTTGGGCTCGAGGCTTCGACTTAAGTTTGCGCCCGCACGCTAAAAGTATTTGAGAACGATTCTCAACTACTCCAGTCTCATGCAATTACAAAACTTAATGATATTTACAAAGCTTAATATTTAAACCGTTGATTTCTGCGCGTAATCCGGCAGAATGGCTACGGAAACCCCTGAAAAATAGTTGCTCCCCTGTGATGCTTGAGCGGTAAACCCCGCAACACACCTCACACTCTCCCCGCGGCCACCATTGCCAGACAATGCCGCAGAGCACGAAACAGGCCCAATCTGCCGCAGCCTGTGCCAATAGGCGCACCGGCCCTGAAATAAAAAGAGAAAAGAAAAAAGCCCGGCCGTGCACTTTTGACGGTGTACAATTTGGGGGAACATTGAAAACCGAATCTCTCAAGGGGTGACGCTTGCCCCTGCTGCCGCTGGAAACGATGCGGCGCGGGGCTCATCAATCGCACGCCCCTCCCCATGCATCCTTTAGAAATCGGTGC